AGTAGATGGTATTATGCGAGAATCGAGTATGTGTATGCGCTTACCAAATGTTTCTTTTTCCTCTGGAGTAAAACTAAGTGTAGCCCAGCTCTTAACGTATTTAACATCATGAACTATTGGGATACATAAGAATTCACACTCTGGTTCTTCGGTATTATCCATAAATTTACACCAATAACCATTAATTTTTATTTCCTTTTCCATAATTTTGATGATTTAAATGTTTATTTCTGTTTGCATTGTATCTAAAAAAGATGCTCTAAACAAATCATTTACGGTTTTTGAATCGCTATGCGGAGGATCTTCAACTATGAATACTTCAAACAAATTCATTTTACTACTCATCGAAATAGTATTGTCTCCTACATAATTAAATTTACTATTGTCAACTCCTTCAAATATTGGCAATTTTAAACCTAAGTTTATAGAATTTTTCTTCGGAACCATGAAATACAATACGTGAAACCAATGGTCTTGTACCCTACAAGCAACGTGTCTATCTGGATGTATTAACATTTTGATAATGTTTAAAGGTTAATTGGTCAGTTTATCATCACATGACCAGGTGACTCGCACGGTAACCAAATAATCACCTCTTAGGTCTCCTTAGTTTATTTTTACCGTACAATAATTTACACCATACATTATATCCTAAGATATAACGATAGGATGAACGTGGAATAGCTATTCTACAAGCTGTGATGAGAAGAGCGCAGAATATAATATCTGCGATGAACGCTAACAAACCACACTCCCAAATATAATCTATTGAGAGTACTGATACTACAACTACAATACTGGTTAAGTAAAATAGTATAGCATCGGTGATGAGGAATTTAGTCCTTAGATTCATTGTTAGATGAATTTACAATACCCAAAATAATAGTGATAATTAATCCGATTATTAGACAAAACGCTATTACATTTAATCCTGGAGGCAATATATTGACAAGTTTGATAATACCTGCCATTATTAATATTGTAAGCAATATTCCTCCACATATCGGCAAATAATATTTCACTAAATATTTGAGTATTAGCCTTATTGCTTTCATTTTGATTGATTCAAAAACAACACCTTACAAAACTACTTTGTGAGTAGAACTTCGGGTGTATAAGTTTTTATTTAACAGATGGGTTATTTATTTTTTATCCATTGGCATGATATCTTTAGGACAACCACATCCGAGATGATTACGTTCAACACAATTCTGAAGGTCTCTCCATTCGTCTGTTGTACAAATGACATCCAAGAAATAATCATCATCAATTGTGTCTACTACACGGTCATAACATTCAACGAGTTTGCAAGCTTTATCCCAACAAATTGATTGATACAAATTGCAGGAAATACTCACACCTAATAACACAATTAATGCGAACATTAGGCTATTTTTAGCTTTGTTAGTCATGTTATAGATGTTTTTCAAGTTCGTTAACCCATTCTGGATTACTAAAATTCTTCTTTATTTTCTCGATTTTTTCATCGAGTTCTTCCCAAGAGTTTGCTTCAACTAATTGACTTGCAGGACAAGCAGTTTCAGCATAAAGATCCATAGCAAGATTGTAATCTGTTGTCTTACAAATATTTGCTAGCACATACTCACCAAATACTTTTACACCATCTGGTTCAGGTTTTTCATCCATTATCTCACCCCAATGAAAGAATGGCATAAACGCATAGTACTTTTGTTTATTAGTAGCGGTCATAACTTGTGAAAGTATAGCGTTTAATACTCCATCTTTGTTACGAATTCGATCATTGATAGGATATAAATTACCGTTGATATTCGCTATACAGAGTTGGTTCTTACCTAACAAACTTACCTTGCGTGCCATAATAGTTGTCGTATAACTTGAACTATGTTCATAAGTCATACTTATAAGTATTTTCACACTACCGGTCTTCGTTGTTTTTAATAACTGGATGATTTTGTCTTCCGCTTTCATATTTCGATTAATATTGATTATTATCGATTAAAAGTGTCTGTCTTTCCAGGCTGTCAACACGTAGTGTTCTCCTGGTGATTATCCAAAGAGCTTTGCTCTTGCCGGCGTAGCTCCACGTTTAGTTTATACTCCAGAACACAAAGAGTGAGCAGTTTTATATCATGCTTAGGATATATTGATTTAAATCATCAATAACGATTATAATGTTTCAACACGTTCAACAACAAGAGTAATACCTCTGGTATCGGTAATATTGTCATACTCCCAATAATAATCGCCTATAGAACGTGATGGTGATTTTTCAAATTCGACAAAGTAGTATTTTTTAATCATACTACGAGCTTTATCAAGGTCGTTTATATGATTAATAACATACAGAGTCGCTCGTCCATGGTGTACGTTCGTTCCTTCAATGGAAACCGTGTATACAAATTCGTTCATATCTTTGTGATTATTAATTAATCAATTCCTTATGTACCGTAAATATGCCATCAATGAAATTTCCTTATTTAACAAAAACATGCCATCGTTTTAAACATACAGCCTCCTCGTGCCGAAGCACGAAAAGGCCATATATTAAAAGAGTTAAAAGCTGAAGTCACCTGATAACGGCGGTGTCTGTGGCTTTTGTTGAGTGTTACTACCTTGCCCACTTTGCCCACCGTTTGCGCTTCGCGCTTGCGCTGTCGTCAAGACGTAACGCCCCGACATTACCGCATTAGCGAATGATACTTTTGCGGACGCAAGCATTGTCTCGTCGGTGTCGGTGTCGTTAACGCTGTTGAACACGAGTGAAGAAAGCACTTGCGTTGAGCCGTCTGCACGTGTTACCTGAACGGCATTACCTTTGCCGTCAGACAGATACGACACGGGCACGGTCAACCTTTTGACGTCAAACGTATGCCCGTTAAACGCTTGTGTTAGCGTTGCGAGTGCCTGGTTCACTTCTGCTTCTGTCTTTCCGTCCAGCACATGCCTGACAAAGAAGCCGGCCGTTACCGCTCCGCCGCTCTGCAATAATGCCAACGGATTGGACAAGTCGATTACACTCTTTAATTCGATACGTACACTTCCGGTGTCAGTCATTGCCTCGCAACGGCTGAACTGCATTTTTACGATATTCATATGAAATAAGGTTTTACGGTACACCCCCACTACGGGGGTAGTTTCTTCCGACCGCAAATAAGGGGGTGTGAATATTTGCTATTTCACGTTTTCACACTCGTAAAGAAAAAAATTTAAAAAAATAAAAATTATTTTTTATTATAATGTGTCAGACGCGGAGAATCTCGTCAGAGATCGTAGTCTTTGAGTCGGTCGTGACCGACGAAATACGAAGGCTTATGCAATAAACGTAGATATTACTGATGCCAATCAGTAAGATACCACGAACAATATTCAGGTTCCTCTGGATCGTTATTTGGACAATGAAACCTCCTACAGCAACTATTACACGGACTATCATCGTAATCCCTACATTCTTCAAACAAATCAATCATTTTTATCCTTAGAGCTTTGTGACTATTTACTTTCTTTTTTAACATTAGGTATTCTCCATAAGTATACGATATTTTTATTTTTATCAATCGCACAATTTACTATACACTCCTCGTTTATACCATATCCCATACCGTCATCTTCTAATGTAGTTATTGTAGATGTAAGTATATCTTCGGGTATCTAATCTATAATATCATCAGACATTCCCATAGTACGTAATAGGGATATTACACGTAATTGATATAGAGGCCATCCGCCATAATCGTATCCGACGATCTCATCGTGTGTTAGTAAAGATTTAGTAGATTGCTTCATAATCTTTATCTTTGCTTAACGTATTTAAATATATTAATGCTTTTATTACTACCTCAGAAGGAGATGGACAAGGGCCAAATCCTTGTAAGTTCCACCATCCTCCTTTATATTCACCGTTCATAGTTTTACCCAAGTTAAATGTAGTTCTCCCATTATCTCTTTTATCAAGTATATATTTAGGGAGCATTTCTAACAGTTCATTTAATGGGTATACGTACGCTATCGTATCTATTGCAGATTGACTTACGTCGTAAGGGGGGACTTCTAATTTTAAGTAAGAATCAGCATTTTCTTTAAGTTCTTCTGAATTAGCTCCCGTTACTGTTTTATCTATTAAAATATCGTCCATTTCTTGTTCTGTTTCTTTATCTGCTTACGTAATGAATCTGCTTCAAGGGTAAGTCGTGTTATTTCTGCATCTTTTTGTGTAATTTGTTTTTCGAGTTCCTCCACCTTATTGTTGTATTTCATATATGCCAAATCTCTATCTGAAGTATATTTGGTTATGAAAGTCTTCATCTCAGTGTCAAAAGCAGACTTAATTTTAATTAATTCGTCGTATTCTTTCTTATCTAACAGTATCTTATTACTCATCGTATTTAGTACGACATTCAATGCTCTACTAAAATCAGTCATCGATTCCTTCTCTATTATAGTCTCCATTTTTGTATCGTTTACTTTCATTTTGCATCATTTTTTCAATTAATTCTACAAATTTAGGGTCTTTTAAGTATTCTCTTAATCTTTTAAAAGTCATGATTTATTTCTCCTTGCTTGATTTACGTGGTATACGTATTTTGAGCATTTTTCAACATGTACTTCTCCATCTTCTACCACTTCTTGATCGTATTCTATGTTGTTTATATAATCAAAATATACTGCTAACGCTTTCTTTTTCACTTTTTTATCCTCATATAACAGTATACACTTCAATATGATATCCCCTCCGACAACACCTATGGCTTTTATATTGCATAAATTCTGTATAAATTCAGATAACGCTTCAAAATTAAACTTATCGTATATTTGCTTTAATTCACCATACGACTGTACGTAATATTTATTTTCTACATCATATACCGGTTCCAATCCTACTACATATGCGGCATTTATTGGGCAATCTAATAGATAATAATACTTACAAATGTCGGTTATTGGAATGTATGTTTCGCGTAAAGATAAGTAATCTGCGTAAAATAATACGTAATTACTAAACAACAGCTATTCTATTTCGTTCATAGTCGTATTATTTTTTACCAAACATTGTTTGCCATATACATTTAGCTACAAATCCTACCATGTAAGCGTCTGCTTCTTGGGATTCCCAGTTAGAATCTATACCCGTATCTGAAAATATCGAGAATTTAGCATGCTCTGCCTCATGTGCAGTCCATTGTGCGTATTCTTCTGGTGTAGTTTTATCTTTAGGGAATGTAATTAGTACACCGTATAGGTTACTATTACGATCTTTTATGTATAATGTCTGTGGATTATATTCAGGATCCCACTGATCTTCTATTTCTCCACCATCCCTACGTATAAAACGTTTACGTATATCCTTCAGTGTACAATTTTTACCAACCCATATTTTTCTCGGGTATATTTTAGGGTCATATTCATCTATTCTTGCCCTACTTGTCGTTGTTTTCTTTACGCTCATTGTCTAAAATTTTAAGTATTCCTGCCACTATTAAACATACTAATGAAATGACAGTTAATGTGTTAAGTAGTCCCATTATTCTGCTATTTGTACTGATATTTCTTGTTTCTCAGGTTCTCCTTGGATTTGTGAGTATCTGTCAATTATTTGAGGATCCTTACTATTTACCCATATCAATGTCATTACAGCGTAATTTGCCAAGTCAAGAATAGTATCTTTGATACTTTCATCGGTAACCAATGCGTTTTTCTTAGACAGCTGTTTAATACGATTCGTTTTATCGTTCATACGTACTATAGCTGCAATTATTCCAAATTCATCGCATGTTTGCCCAAATGAATCCCCATAATCTGCATTCTTTTTCTCATACGTATCTGCCATTTTACATACAATTTCATTAAATTTCTTTACGTTTGTGTTTGTTGTTTCCATGTCAGTCTATATATTTTCGATTAATAAATTCTTCATGTAACGGTTTAGCTAATTTTTGCGCATCTGGGTGTGCCCTACTATCGTCTCTCAACGAAAAGAAATGTCCCCAATCTGAAGCAAATCCCGTCATTATCAATTCTGTCTTTAAGGCATTAGGTAATACTGCTCTTGCTTCTTGTGGTTTCCAACCTAAGCCAATCAAGTCAATATAATCCTTTTCAGCATTATTCAGACTGGCAATGAAGATACTTTCAGGAGATTCATCCCTTATTACAGTATGATAAGGTCCATACAGAGCAAGTTTACTATCATCAAGAAAACAAGGTTTAATAAAAGTAATTTCATTACCAAACTTGTCTTTAGAGTAATTACAGTATCGAGTACTTTCCTGACTAAAGCTAAAATGACGATGTCTACAAAACGATTGAGATCCGATTCTGTCCATAATAAATCGTACTGTGTATCTACGTTCATGATGATCCATGGGTTGATCTACCATGTATTTTAAATCATCGTCTAATGCATTCTCTACTATAACACGATAGTTAGTAGTCACATATACTTGCGCAATCCCATCTTGTCTGTATAATACAGAAACTACACTATACGGATTGTCCTTATATGGTTGAGCCCAAGTATAATATTCAACATGATACTCACCGCTTGTAGTAGTATTATGTGCTGGTAATTCAAACTCTCTGTATAAGTAGATAGTACCGTGTTCAAGGGTAGACATATGAGCTGATTTAATCATCCTCTCTACAAATTTAGTAGAACTATCAGGTGTTATCTTATCTTCAGACTTATAACACACTCTAGAACAAAACTCTATATGTTTGTATACATCCTCTAAGCTATATGACTTAGGTTCTACAATCTCATAACTACTGTTAATTAACTTCATAATATAAATAATTTAATATAAACTATATAGGCTTACTAATAATATAACCCTCTATACTAACGTATAGGTCTACTATCTTATTCACCCTATTACTCTATCCCCTATATCCCCTTTCCCTCTTCCCCTCTTTCCCTCTTTCTCTTCCTATGATTTAGAGGGTATTTACACCCTCATAACGTAAAAAATCCCAAAAAGTTGCAATTTTAGAAAAAAAATTTAATTTTTGCAACCTTTCGTATAATTTCTACGTTATAGAGCCAGAAATTAAAAAAAATTATACAAATATGAACAAATTAAAAGTTATTAAAAATTTCAATCAGATGGAAGTTGGTGATATCTACCAGTTCTCTGATGAAGAAAATGGATATGTTTGCGAAGTAAATCGTGACGATTCTTACTTGGATGCACGTACTGGTTCTAAGTATAGTGCAAAGAGTTCTTACAAGAACGTTATTTCCGCAAACTATGCACAAAAGTTGATCGACAATGGTTATCTTATTCTCTTGGAAGAGCCTAAGAAGAAAGAAGATCATGTAAATGTTTTTAATGAGATGAAAACGCTTCTCGACACATATATGAGGGATCTTGGAAATCTCGATGAAAACTACAAAGATCAGCCTGCTTGTGTAAAAGTTGAGGCAGAGACAGTCTTGACTAATATGATTAAAGTATTGAATCATTTACTTACACTTAAACGATAATTATGGCGAATGCAGATTTTCCGGTAAATCCTAAGAACGGTATTCCTGTAGAGGTCGTAGAAGGTCTTACAGATCTGAACCTTGAGGATACAAAGAAACTCGCTAAAAGTATCGAAAAAGGTATTAAATACGAGTTTGCTAAAGAGTTCTTAGTCAAACCTTTACCGAAGAAAAAAATTAAGAAAACGTTTGTTGTACCAGTAAAATCTGATGCACAAACAGGAAAAGATAAAAATGGAGTAGATGCTGTAGATTATGATACTGCGGAAGAAACAAAAGAAGTTGATTCCTCATACTCAGAAGGAGTAGTACTTAAGCTTCCGGCACAGTACATAATGCAAATGAATGACGAGAAATACAAAGGATCGATGCCTGAAATAGAGGTTGGCGACATTATCGTGTATAACTACGGTAAATATTTCGACTTGTTCAAGGATTCCCAATTAGTTAGCATGTACGACATAGTAGCCGTTGAAAAATGAGAAACTTAGATTAGATTTGTAGATTAGTAGCAAAACAATTAAACGAAGACCCAGATGTGGTTCATAAAGTAGTGATGTTTCAATTCCAACAAATAGCTGAAAGAATGAAAGATCCTACAGATATTCGAGATATACTAATTAACGAATTATTCAAGTTCAAGTTGAAGACGAGGTATAAAGAGAACAAACAATTAAAATACACAGCAAGATGACAATTGATTTAGAACACCCAGCATTCTTTAATGACGGGGCAATAATGAAACTAAATGAAGATTTCAGTACTACAGAAATTAAAACTACAGATAAATCGGTAGATTACATACGCATGGTAGACGAGCCAATAGATCTGATACCTGGTGGACGCGATAATACTAAAGAGATACTCCATTTGAAACCCGGAGATATACTTCTTACATTTAGAGATTGGAATATTGATCCTAAAAACAGATTTTATAGATTTGTTATTAAGAGTGAACAACTTTCTGAATATTTCGCTAAGTTGAAGGAGTATGAGAATCAGCAAAATAACCAAAAAGCTAGTATTACTGAATGTTGCGACGCTGCTTGTCCAAGTTTTTAATATAATAATTATCATGAAGAAGAATAACGATTTAATACTGACAGTAGATTTGACAAATGCTACTGATGCCAAAAGTGTATATGAGGCATTTGCTAAAGCTAAGTTTAATAACCGCCTGACTACAACGGAACGTCAGATTATTGCAGATATTGCAGTAAAGGAGTTCTTGGATTATGTAGAGGAGCAAGAAGCTTCTATTCAGGCAGACGAGCCTTGTGCTACATGTACTCTTACGTACACTGTAGAGAAGGTAGAGGAAAAGAAACCCAATTTCTTCAAGAGATTGTGGCGCCGACTCTTTAAGAAATCTTCTCGATAAGAGAAGTCCCCTTACGTGGGAGGGTTAACCCACGTGTCATTCCCCTATAGCGTAATTGGCAGCGCGGAGGGCTCTTTAAGTTGGACCTCTATTTGGAAACATTTAGATGCGCATTCCCCTAACAAACCGAAGCCTCGTAAATGGCGACATTTACTTTGGTGAGGGCTCACTAAACAAAATGGCGTAGAGACTATACAGGGAACACCTAAACGAAAGCATGGTGATGAAATAGTCCAGACTACAACATCTCACGCAGATGGATTGTGTAAAAGCAATAGTAGTACAAACCCCTCGTCAGTCTGGGTTCGAATCCTAGTGGGGGTACGAAATAATTTGAAATTGATTATGACGTCCTTATTATTTCATATTAAAAATCTAAAATATAAATATCATTTTTAATATGAGTTCACAGTAGAATACGGTTGTTCACCTTAGAGGTAGCGGGAGTTCGACTCTCCACTGTGAACCACATGAAGCTCTACAAAGTCGACGTGAGGAGCAACGTAACTCTACACAGCTTAAATCGTGTGTATTCTAAGCGTATCTTAGATTGGTTCACATCTTACCAGAGAAAGAGATGTAATTCAGAATTAGCTTAATGGCAGAGCATCTACGGGCGATATATCGTTGAAATGTAGAATACACAGGTTCGATTCCTGTATTCTGGGCTAAAGTTAACTTAAAATATAAAATCATGAGTATACAATTGATGCCAAAAATAGAAAAACGTACAACGAAAAGCAACGTCGTGGCTAAAGTATAGCCTAGGTAGACCACTCAGTCTACGTCCAATGCTTTACCATAGTTTGTACAATTTATAAATCAATTAGAAGGCTGGAAAACAAAGTGTAAGAATTTGCATTGGGCAGCCGAAAAGAATAACATTCACGTAAGACTTGACGAGTTCCTTAAAATTCTGTCAGACTATCAAGATACAGTCGCAGAAGGAATAATGGGAGTACTTTGTACACACCTCGGTCCTAATGACGTTAAAGGTGATCCTGGTACAATTACTTGTCCGATGGAGTTTATATGCAACGTGCTGGATGAAACACTTAAGTTCTATCAGACAATACCGGATGAACCATTATACGCAGGTCTTAAATCAGAGTGTGAGACATTTATTTTTAACATAAATAAATACTCCTATCTTTTTAGTCTTTGTGATTGTGGAAAGAAAAAATGACTTTTTGAATTATATAGATCTATCTTAAGTCAACAACGTAATCACTCTGCAGGAATAAGAGGTCGGCAGCGAGAGAAGACCCGCTTGAGGTAGATCACCCCGGTTTAAGCTTAATCGCTTCATCGGGGACTACTAATTAAACATTAACGATTATGGAATTTATATTTATATTTGGAGCACTCTGTTGGACAATGTCGACGATAATGGCTCCTAAATTGAAGTGGGAAATAGATCCAGATTCGTGTGAAGACATTAAAGTCCAGAAGAAAGACATAGCAAATAATAAACTTTACTATCATATATTTAATCATGGTGGTGTAGGTGCAATGTTAGCTTCTGGTATAGCAATGATGTTTATGTAATTTTTGATACACCATGATAGTCTGGAAAAACAAATTAATACCTTTTAAAGGTTACAAAATATTTAACTTTCTCGGTTTAATACTTTTTGTAAGATCAGATGCCAAGCATCCTGTTACAGAAATAGATATCAATCACGAGAAAATACATTCGGCCCAGATGAAAGAAATGCTCTGGATACCGTTTTACTTATGGTACATCATAGAATATTTATTGATACATATTTTCGGGAAAGGAAAGACTCAAAATGAAGATTATCATGATGTATCGTTTGAAGAAGAAGCATATTCCCATCAAAATGATTCGGAATACTTAAAGAATAGGAAACATTTTGCATGGTGGAAATATTTAAAAATAGGAAGTTATAAGAAATAATTATGGAAATTAAATTTAAGAAATTAACAGAGAAGGCAGTAGCACCTTCTAAATCGTATGCTACAGATGCTGGTTTCGATTTGACATGTGCAGCAATTACTACAGTTAGGAATGCTTGTAATCAGGTAATGCTTGTATATCATTCTGGTGTTGCGGTAGAGATTCCTGAAGGTTATGTAGGTTTGCTTTTCCCTCGTAGTTCGGTATATCAGACATCACTTATACCGAGTAATTGTGTAGGTGTAATCGACGCTAAACTTTTTTAATAAAATACACCTATCGATGCAACCTATGCTGTAGTTTTTACGTTATAAATAAAAAATCATAACGTTATGAAGAAAATATGTAAAATCTGCGGAAAGGAATTTGAAGTTTCTGAGCATAGGAAAAATGCAAAATATTGTTGTAAAGAATGTGCTAATAAAGCACTTCGTGGTGAATTAAATTGTGTATGTGAAATTTGTGGAAAACATTTCCATTTAAAACCAAGTCAAATTAAAAGATATAAACACCATACGTGCTCAAAAGAATGCATGAACAAACTTAAGAGTATATTATATAAAGGTGAAGGAAATCATCAATATGGTTTGATTGGAGATAAAAATGCATCTTTTAAAGGTAAAGAAATACTAAAGAAAAATAATGGTTTGATTGACATATTCGTTTATGATCCAACTCATCCGCATGCAAATAAAAACGGTAGAGTTACAAAACATAGATTAATTGTTGAACAGAATTATCAATTGTTTGATTCTAAGTATTTTGAAACCATAGACGGAAGAATAGTCTTAAAAAGAAGTTCACAAGTACATCACATAGATTTTGATCACAATAATAACAATATAGAAAACCTAATACCAGTAACTCGTAAAGAGCACACGAATATACATAATAAATATAAAGAAATAATTCGTGACGAGAAGACTGGTCGTATAATTGGTGTCGTTAAATGGGGTGAATTGCTGGAAAAGCCTGAAGAGGTTAATCAGCAGCCAAGCTTGAGTGGCAACACTCTTGAAGGTTCAGAGACTAGTAGCCGAGTCCTAGATGAGGACAGTAATGCTACCACGAGTGCCCTGCATTCAGAAATGGATGAAGATATAGTCCGAGCTACTGATAACAAAATAAACAGTAGAATTACAGAATAAAGAGTCTGTAAGATAACAAAATGGATTATCGCGGTGAAATAATGATGGTAATGCGCAATACTACAGATGTAATTCCTGCATTGTATAAGGAAGGTGAAAGATTTGCTCAACTTGTAATAATGAAACTTCCTGAGGTTGAAGGATTTGTAGAAGCAGACGAGCTTAGTGAAACTGAGCGTGGTATGGACGGATTCGGTTCTACAGATGTGAAGAAAGAAAATACAACAAATAACATAGAGGATAGCGCAGACAAGGTTAGTGATGACTCTAACGAAGCTTCGGGGGATTCTCCTGTTGAGAATTCTGCAGAGTGATCACCCTCAAATGGTCCAGCGGCGCACTAGCGAATTGCGATGATGTGTGAGGCACCCCTTAAGCCGGAACTGGGGGTGTATAAATAAGGGAGTAACCAGTTGGTTGCCCCCTTATTGTGTTTATACATGTATATAAAATTAATAGCTATGAATGATCATTTAATTTACGATAGCTATGACGTTCAAATAGGTTCTGTTGGTGCTAAATTATACCAACACATCAATAATGATGACATACATCTTTCAGAAGAAGATAGATAGAAATTAGACAGTATAAAGTTAAATTCGTCAGATTCTGAAAATGGTACCACTATCGGTAATTTGCAAATAGAGCTCAATAACAAGGCCGATAAAGATGATATTCCTACTAAAGTGTCATAGCTTGAAAACGATTTAAATTTTTTATCTGAAATTCCTGATTATTATACTACCGAAGAAGAGGTAAAATTATTAATTAAGGAATTAGCTGGATCAGGGGGTAGTTCTGGTGATAACCCCGATTTGTCTGATATACAAGATCAGATTGATGAATTGACCAGACTTGTCAATCAATATGGAATAACAATAGAACAATTACGCCAATTGATTGAAGAAAATACTTCAGATATAACCAATCTCGAAGAAACGATACAAAATATCGAACAGAATATTATAAATCTCGGAGATAGAATAACCAACATTGAAGAAGGTGGCGGCGGTGGTGGAGGTAGTTATGAATTACCTGTAGCTACTGGTACCAGACTTGGTGGTGTTAAGATTGGATCCGGTATAGATGTTACTGCAGACGGTACTATATCTGTAGCATCGAGTGGTAGTGGCGGTGAAGGAGGTCTTACTCCCGGAGATATGGCAACATTGGACAAACGTTATTTACGTAAAGACACGGATGACGAAACTACTCATAGTATTACTGTTCCTAAATTATTAAGTGAAGATTTCTTATCTGGAATCGACGGAACTGGATTTTATCTTGGCAACAAAGCTCATGATGGGAAAGACACTTATTCTCATTTAGAAATCGACAATCTCCTTGTACGTAATAAAGCAATATTTGAAGAACTCGAAATACGTAAATTATCTTATGTAAATGGGAATATTGTACTATCTGCAGCAGGCGGTACAATTGAATCTGTTGAAGATTAGGGTTCAAGTTGGAAATGTTATTTGAAGTCAGATGATGGTACAACAGCCACTACAAATACATTTCAAGTAAACGATCTTGTTCGTTGTGAAACATTTGATATTAAAGACGGTGTATACGAAGGAGTATCTAATAAATTTTATTGGAGACAAGTAACTGAAGTAGGAGAAGACGGAAATAAAAACTACATTGTACTCGATAAAACTAATTGCGCATCAGGATCTGATGAACCAGAAGCTGGAGACGTAATAGTACAATTTGGTAATAGCGACGACGAACAGACAAATCGCCAAAATATCATTATTATTAGTGCTACCGATGAAGACTCTCCATCTATCAAAATGTACAGTAGAGTCATATCGTATGATTTAAATGACGCTGTATTGAACAGTATAATTAGTCCCGGATAGGTAGCTTTTAGGACTAATTTATTTAGATTAATTAGTGGTGATAGTTATAATCCAGTATGTGTAGACAGAGGTGAATATAATCCGAGTACTGTCTATAATTATTGGGATCGTGTAAGTTACCAAGGCAGTCTGTATTTAAATGTATATCAAGAAGGTACTACACAAGGTATAGCTCCCGGAAATACTACGTACTGGATGCTACAAGTAGAAAAAGGTGATAAAGGTGATAAGGGTGAGGCTGGTGACCCAGGACCTCAAGGTCCGCAAGGCCCTCCCGGAGAATCTACAGATATCGGGGATGGTTATTAGGTCTCTGTTGTACCCAACACATGTGTGGGAGAATATCGTACAGATTTTGACGATCAGGGTTTAATTGAATCGTTTTACGTTCAATCTCTCGATTTTGACATATATGTATATAAAAACGGAGAATTAATTCATGATGCTGTAAATTATACAGGCGATACAAACACAGATAAAGTCAGAATTTGGGTTGAAGCTGTGGCTTCGGAAATTTCTAATTCTAATACATTAGATGTAGATACGAACCTAGAGGAAGATTGGACTGCTCAATTTAGTTTTGATCCTTCTGTAGATTTCGGAAATAGTTCTAACGCTATTCCTACCGCATTGACGCACAACAACGCTTTGATGTATTGGCCTGCTACTAAAGGTCGTATTGAGATAAAATTTTATATCCCAAACACTACAGATCCGTATATTTACACAATGGCTGTAGATTTAACTATAACTGGAGCTACATCATTTTGGGAAGTAACTGCAAATCATTGGGTAAGTAGATTTGGGCAAATTGAAGGCAATTTTGCGAATTATAGCACTATAGAGCAAACTGCCGAGGCTATATCTGCAAGCGTTACGGAAATAAATGGAGAATTAGACACTATACGTCAATCTATTGCAGATATTACTGCAGGGCAAATAGATTTTTCTGTAATAGCCAATGAAATGCGTAAAGCAGGTATTAACATTAGTCTTGACAAAGGTGCAGATACCGGCACTGTACAAATATACGGAGATAAGGTTACCATTAAGAACAGGGAGAATGGCGACGATGTTCTTTGGGTGGAGGACGAAACTGCCAAAATGAGCAATGTGGATATAGTGGGTGGTACTATTGGAGGTTACAATATTGAAAATAATAAAATTCATTCTTCTTCGACTTCCGGTACGATAAATATCGATGTAGATTCAATTGAGTTAAAATCCAAATCTACAATAAATGATGAATTTAGTAATCCGTATCCAGTGTCACAAATACGAATGTCGTCTTCTTATAAAGAAGATTAGGGTGTATCTTTAGGCGGACATGTTTATTCATCATTATTGGTTAGAGCGCAACATAGTGGTACTAATGGAATCCATACTGGAATATTTATTGATGCAGCAAAGACAGATAATATAGATATGTATGGTATAGCTTCATATCTTCCATCCAGTTTGTATGGTATACAAAATTACGGAGGAGAACAATATTTATGGTCACCACTTACGAATAATGAAACGATATCTTTAAATATTAGAGAAAGTTCTAAATATATTTATTACGGTAGTTCTAATATTAGCATAACATTACCTATTCCAAGGACAAATTATATTGATAGTAACACTATACAAATATTTGTAGCTACACAATCAAATGTTACAGTCAATGGATCTGGATGTAAAATTATGTATAATAAATATAATAGTGTTGTAGGTGGTTCGAGTACAGAAAAAGCTACTTCAGTCGGATTAAACCATTGGGGAATATATACATTTGTATACATTGGTAGTATAATAGGAGATGGAAGCAATTATTGGGTTTGTACTTATAATGCTGAAGTATTTAAATAATACATTATGTTTGATATAAAAGGAAGTAAAATAGTATTTAGTACCGAAGATCTTGCAATACCTCCATTCAGAGATTTTTATAACAATGCCAAAGATAAAAACTTAGCTAAGAAACAATTAGAATATGTAATATGGACATATAAATGGAATAGTCCATATGAAGCATATCCAGAAAACGAAAGACCATAGAGAGTAGCACAAGATGTATTTGGTACTAACTATGAACCTGACGCGGACGTAAAAGAGCTTATAAAGCGATTTAACGAGTTTTAGGAGACTCCTAGTACAAGATTATTAGGAGCCTCAAGAAACGCGGCAGAGGGCCTTATTTAGGCGTTAAATGAATATTCTACTGGCGAGATGGATATAGATACAGCGATTAAAGTTACTCGTATATTGAAAGACGTAGGTAATATAGTTAAATCGTTAGATATAGCCATGAAACAAGCCAAGGCGGAACAATTAGACTCAGGCAAAGTAAAAGGCGGTGGTATCATCGGTCTTTACGAAATGCCAAAGTAGTCTTTAAATGATTAATCAACATGGTAGACTTTAAACAAAAATTTCACAATACAGATAAATTTAGACAAGCAGCATTACACTTCTTACAATATGGTACATATACCGATGCTCCGAGAGGCACATCCGATTATGTAAAGTATTGGGATTAGGAGACAGATAGATGTCTTAATGGGTATACTGCTGAAGATGGGGAATACATAACTGGCTACCATTATTTCTATTTGAATTATTCCCCAATTTTTACTGTAAAAGTAAACGATTATATTGATAGATACGGAATTAAAAGATAGCGAAGAGAACGTTCGTTCGGATTTCCTTCATTCTGGGATTACGATGCGTATTATTTCTACGCAATAGAAGACGCCGAATTAGCTGGTCAACATATGGCCGTGATGAAGGCACGTAAAAAAGGGTACTCGTTCAAAGGAGCGTCAATGCTTGTACGTAATTATGAATTTATACCAGGTTCTAAAAACTTTGCAATAGCTTCTGAGTAGAAGTTCTTAATTGGAGACGGTCTTTTAACTAAAGCCTGGTAGATTATGGATTTCGTAGATAAGAATACAGCATGGGCTAAACAAAGGCTTAAGTCTACGGCTATGGAGCGTACATCTGGATTTAAAGTAAAAGATGAGTTTGGTAAAGAAACCGAACAAGGTTATCAGTCTAGTATAATCGGCATTACCCTTAAAAATGATCCAGAACGTATTCGTGGTACTCGTGGTAAGTTATTCTTATGGGAGGAAGCAGGTAAATTTGAGAATCTACAAGAAGCGTGGTCTATCGCTCGTGCATCTCTTGAGTTAGATGATGGTACAACATTCGGTGCTATGTAGATTATGTACGGTACCGGAGGTACTGAAGGCTGCTTAATGGCCGGTAGTAAATTATACGACGTTTCTGGAAATCTTACAACAATAGAAAGTATATCCGAAGGTATGAATATATTATCTTATGACACTTTAAAACAAAAAGTAGTCGAAGATAAAGTAACTCATATTGGAATTAAACGTAAACCGTGTGTACAGATATCTACAAAATAGTATAGAGATCTACAATGTAGTGAAGACCACTTGTTATATGCGAGCAACAGGTACGATTGTAACGAATGTAGAATATGGGAATGGTTAGAAGCGTCTGAATTAAAACCAGGGGATCTTGTAGCAATTCCTCAAAACACATCTGTATTTTCCAACGAAACAATATTCGATCCATATTTAATTGGATTATTAATAGGTGACGGTAGCTATGTAAAAGGATCTAATCCTATACTTTTCAATTGTGATCAAGAGGTATTAAATTATGTGGCAAATAATTATGAAACGGTCGATTGTAAAAGATCACATGTTACAAAAGACGGAAGATTATTTAAAGCGTTGCGTATAAATAAAATTAGAGATGTTTTACGCAATCTTGGAATATATGGACAAACAAAATTAAATAAAAGACTTCCGGAAAAAATATTTTCATGTTGTAAGCATGATTGTTGTGAGTTACTTGCTGGATTATTTGATACAGATGGATGCATAAGATTAGGAAAATCTTACGGAAACCGACTTCCTAATTCTTCTGCATTAATTACTACAATAAGTATAGAATTGGCAAAATAGATTCGGGATTTACTTCAAAAGATTGGAGTACATGCGTCTATTCAAAAAAAGAAACCTACAAAACGTAGTATTTCTCGATACAAGGTAGTACACGATACCTATAATGTAGAAATTGTAGATAAACAAAGTTTGATAAATTTATATTTGAATGTTCATCCGAAAATAAAATATAAACAAAAAGCACTTGAAACTATTTACGAATCGGTCAAAAATCGTCAACGCTGGAGAAAAAATAATTTTGAATATGAAACTATTAAATCTATTACAAATTTAGGAGTCAATGTTGTATATGATATAAGCACTGAAAAATATCATAACTACATAGCTGAAGGTTTTATAAATCATAATTGTGCATTCGATGGTTTGAAAGACGCATTCTATCACCCGAGTTCTTACAACATATACGAATTCCCGAATATATGGGACGAAGACGTAGATGAAAATTCAAAGTGTGCATTTTTTGTACCGCAATGGGCTAACATGGAGGGTTTTGATGAAGATGGAAATCAAAAGTACATGGACAAAGATGGAAACTCTCTACGTGATATAGCCATACGTGAATGTGTGAAACAACGAAAGATAGTACAAGAAGGTAAGGGAGACCAACAATTACTTGATAGATATGTCGCAGAACGTCCGTTAACTCCTGCAGAAGCAATGCTTGAATTAGGTGGTAATATATTTCCACGTAAGCTATTACTTAATCAATTAAGTAGATTACGCACTAATACTAAACTATAGAGCATGAAACATGTAGTAGACTTACGATGGGATGGTAATGGTGGCGTCGAAGCTGTAGAAAAGAAATCAGGTGATATTACAACCTATCCGTTAAAGAACGGAGAAAAACCAGAAGGTTCTATAGTAATATGGGAGTACCCTATTACAGATCCTCCGTATGGATTATATATAGCTGGAAATGACCCTTACGACTAGAATGAATCCGGAACTAACTCTTTAGGCTCTACGATCATATTTAAGCGATTTAAAGCTGGAGAAGCGTGGACTAATGTAATAGTAGCTGAATATTCAGGTAGACCTAATACAGCAGATGAATACTACGAAAATGTGCGTAAGCTACTTACATTCTATAACGCTCGTTGTTTATACGAGAATGAAAAATTAGGTATCTATCAGTATTTCGTAAACAAACATTGTGATTACTTATTGGCGGATCAACCCGATAAGGTAATAGCACAGATATTTAGAGATTCTAAAGTGAATCGTAAGAAAGGATGTCATATGACTAAGTAGGTTCGATAGTACGCCGAAGAAAAAATAAACGAATGGTTACGAGAAGAGTACGAACCCGGACATCCAAATCTCGAAAGAATATATAGCGAGCCATTGTTAGAAGAATTAATAATGAATAATGGTGAACGAAATGTAGACCGTGTAATAGCATTATGCATGGTTATGATATTTAGAGAAGAGCTGTACCAAGTAAAAGTACAAGCCAATAAAGATGAAAACAAACAGGTACAATTATTTGATATGCCGTTATTTGGTAGTCAATGGTGGAGTGAAACCCCTCAAGAAGATGATGTACCTATATTTACATTTTAAATATGATAGAAGATAGTTTGTATCATTCGAGGTTCCCCTAGCAAAAACTACCGCTATCGAAAAAGACTGAACAATGGCAAAAAGATTGTGTAAATTTTATAATAGGTGAAGGCAATATTGTTTCTGGGGGACAGACATATAGTGCATTTGGTGAGTTATAGACCTATTATAATTTATACAATAGCATCTTTGACGAAAAGGATTTTAAGAAAATTACAAATCCTTTTAAAGTTGAAGATGGATTTCCTGCTACACCTTAGGACTTCAATATCATTAGACCTAAAATTGACTTGCTTATTGGTGAAGAAACTAAACGACCTTTAAATTTTAGGGTCGTTCGTACTTCTCAAGAAGCTGCGTCTAGTATAATGGACAAACAAAAAGAACTATATTTACAATATATAGAAGCTGAGATAATGTCCCAAATGGGTCCTGAGGAACAACAATAGTTTCAACAATAGTTAGCTAATGGTGAAATAATGCCACCAGAACAAATAGCTAAGTATATGGATAAAGACTATAAGGACGTAGTGGAAAACACTGCATATCATACACTTACTTATCTACGAGAAAAGCTTAATATCGATAACGAATTTATCAAAGGTTGGAAAGACGGACTGATCGGAGGTAGGGAAATATATTATGTTGGAATACTTAACTCAGAACCATTTATGGAACGAGTTAATCCGATGTATTTTTCATTCGACAAAAGTCCGGATCTTGAATTTATCGAAGATGGAGCTTGGTGTTGTAGGCGTATGCGTATGCCGATACAAGAAGTGTATGATAGATATTATGACAAACTCACCGAAAAAGATTTAAATAAACTTACGGAAATGGTTAATGCTGTACCTGCAACTAATCTTGGAGAACACAATCCGGTAGATAATTTTAAAGGTATACAATTCCATTTCTACGATAATCCGTTATATGATGAGAAAAGCAACCACTGTGTCAACGTATGGCACTGTTGTTGGAAATCCTTCAAAAAAATATACTATGTTACCACATAGGATGAATCTGGCCAACTCCAAGTCGATATTGTTGATGAAACTTACAAAAAAGTAGGGACAGAAATAAGTGTAGAACCAGATTGGATAGTTGAGGTGTGGGAAGGTTATAGGTGTGGTCAAGATCTTTATTTTGGTATGCAACCTATAGAATATCAACACGTAAGTCTCGATAATCCAAATAGCCAAAAGCTACCATATTGTGGTGCTGTATATAGCGCTACCAATAGTAAACCACGTTCTTTGGTAAGCATACTTAAACCGTTGCAGTACATGTATATAGTGTTGTGGTATAGGTTAGAATTAGCTATAGCCAGAGATAAAGGTAAGGTAGTCAATATGGACGTTACACAGATACCTAAATCTATGGGTATTAGTGTAGATAGGTGGTTACATTACTTATCTTCTGTAGGTGTTAACTTTATCAATCCTTATGATGAATCTTGGAATGTACCTGGTCGTGAAGGCGGTAAACCTGCACAATTCAATCAGATTACTTCTCTCGATCTTACAATGAGTAACGTGATAGCTGAGTATATCCAATTGATGGATAAAATAGAACAATTAGCTGGTACCATCACAGGTATTACCGAACAACGTCAGGGTGCTATTAGTACATCTGAGTTAGTAGGTAATGTGGAACGCAGTGTTGTACAATCATCACATATAACGGAACCTCTATTCTGGGTACACAATCAATGTAAACGTCATGCGTTAAATATGTTATTAAATACTGCTAAAGGCGCTTGGCAAGATACCGGAAAGAATAAATTACAGTATATATTTGATAACGGAGAGCGCGCATTCTTAAATATACCTGAAGACTTCTATTATGAAGATATGGATGTATTTGTAAGCGATACTTCTAAAGATCTTGAAAACATACAGAAGTTGCAACAGCTTATACAACCTGCTATGTAGAATGGAGCATCACTGCTTGAAGCTGCTGAGATATTAACTAATGATAACTTTAATATACTCAAGCAGAAGCTTAAGGATATGCAAACCAGACAAGAGCAAGTTATGCAACAACAGCAACAAGCTCAACAAGATCAGGCTATACAAATACAAGAAATGCAGAATCAAGCTAAACAGCAAGAACTTGCACTTAAAGAAGCTGAATTGGATCTTGAGAGATACAAGATTGATCAGGATAACGCAACTAAGATTGCTGTAGCCGAAATTAGTACATATCGTGGTACTGAAGAGAAGGATATTAATCAGAATGGTATACCCGATCCTGCTGAAATGGCCAAGGATGCTACTCAGTAGATGAAGATACGTGAGGACGCATATACTAAGCGATATGAATCTGAACAAAAGAAGAATATTGAAGAACAGAAGATTGCTTTGGAGCGTGAAAAGATGAAGCACGAAACTTAGCTTTAGAAGGCCAAGGATGACGAAGCTTATCGTAGAGAATTATTAAAATCTAAAACGGTTTTGAAGAATAAAACAAGCGGCGAGAAATAATTATGAAAAAGATAGTAAAACCTCATAAGGCACGTAAACCCTCTGCTTCTACTGATGTACCTTCTTTTGCTCGTGGGAAAGATCAAATTCTTAAAAGTCCCGCTCGTCTGTAGAGACGTAAGAAAAATGAGTTGGGTGAATTTGATGATGGAAAAGACAATTTCAAAAACATACGTGATGCTTATAATTATGTAAATCGCATGGTAGACCCTATGATATTTAAAAGAGGTAAAGATTAGATTCAAAAAGATCAACCTACTATAAATTGGATAACTAATTGGCTAAACAATCGTTAGTAGCAACTTAGAAATAATTATTTGGATTCTTCTGGTATTTTTTCAAGCAAGTCTTATGGAGGACCGCACCCTATAAATGCTTTAATTGATGCTGCACAAGGTAATCCGAAAGGGTATACTACTACTAAAGAAATACTATAGGATCAATTAAATAATCTTAATAGAAGTAGAGCAATTGTCACCGATGATGCTGAAAAAGTATTTCCGGGTAGAGACGCAGTGTCAATGCTACAACAAATTAGATGGGATATAGATAAAATAGCAGGTAAAACTTATAATAACAACTTGATATTTTATAATCCAGAAAATGACGAAACTAATGTATAGCAAATAGATCCGAGCGTTAGAGTGCATGAATCAACACATACTCTTGAAAAGGTGAGAGGTATCAAAATTTTACCATACCGCGAAAATACTCCTTAGGAGGAAGTAATTAGAAAAAAATATTCCAAATATTTTGATAATACTGGTTATTCTAAGCAGGATGCTGAATACCTATCCTCTCCTGACGAAATATATGCCAGAATGATGTAGTTGAGATATGATTCTAAGTTATCTCCGAAGCAAAAAGTTGATGATAATTGGATTAAAGCTAATCAAAAATTAATACAGAAGCATAACCTTAATTTTAAAAACGGAAAATTAAAAGACATGCTAAACGAAATAGCATATAATCCGATATCTAACGATGATGTCTATTATGCTAATACGGGTAAAGATGATCATAGATATTACGATTACATACTTACCCAATCTATGCTCGGAAATCCTACAGCCAAACGTATGACTGGAGAAGACGATAGATATATTCCAGCATTCGGACAAGGTGATCGTTCTAATATCGTTCTTGGTTCTTACGATAATTATGCTACTCCTTCTGTAATGAATATTGGAGGAGAATTAATGTATACTCCTAATCCTTGGGCAGTATTCCCTGAATGGATGGTACAGAATCAAAGCTTTAGATTCAATAATCCAAATGACGCGATTGATTTTGCAGAGAATTATAAATATTCATCTCCTGCGTTCGCTGAATTTTTCGGAGTAGATAATTCTGTAAACTATGATAAAGGTAAGGATTCCGGTATACACATTAAGAAAAAGAATAGAGGTAAATTTACAGCAGCGGCTAAACGTGCAGGAATGGGCGTTTAGGCTTATGCACGAAAAATATTAAATGCCCCAAAAGGCAAATATAGTTCGACATTAAGAAAGCGCGCCAATTTCGCTAGAAATTTTGCGCATTAACAATTATAATATATTATGGCTAAGAAAAAGACTAGCACTGCATTTGACAACGCCTTCAATAGTCTCGGTTTGACTAATCCTGAAGGTGGAGAGAGTATCGTAAATCTCGATGATTTAGGTCTCGATAAAGACGATATTACTACTGTGCAAGGTGATGATATTATAGATAATCCTGACGGTAATGAACCGCCAGTGGATGGAAATGAACCCCCAAAGAAGGATGATGAACCTGCAGATGGACTTGGAGATGACGTAAACTTACCCCCTACAGGTAATGAACCGCCCGCATCTACAGACGATATCGACAACAATAACAATGGCGATGATGTAGATGATCCAAACGGAGATGCAAACGAAGCTGCTCAGGTAGGAGCTTTCTTTGACGCATTTGCAGAAGAACTTGGTTGGGAGATCGAAGAAGATGAAAAACCAACTTCCATAACAGATCTTATTGGTTATATACAAGACGCTGTAGAAGAGAATTCAAAACCCCAATATGCAGATGAGCGAATCGCTCAACTCGATGAATATGTACGCAACGGAGGAAATTTTGACGACTTCTATAACAATATGTCTCAGGATATACAATATGACAAACTTGATTTGGAAGACGAAGATAATCAGAAACTGGCAGTCAAGGATTATCTAAAATTGTCTGGTTATTCAGACGAACAAATAAGTAAGAAAATTGAACGCTACGAAGATGCTGGTGTTCTTGAAGATGAAGCAAACGATGCTATTGAAAGACTTAAGATATATAAACAACATGAAATTGAACAACAGCAGCGTATGCAAGAACAGTATCGTCAACAGCAACAAGAACAAGCTATGCAGTTTGTAACAAGCTTGAACGATACTATCAAGAACCTTAAATCAGTACGTGGTGTAAATATACCAAAAGAAGACCGAAAACTGTTGTTCGACTACATCACTAAAGTAGACGCTAATGGTCTAACGCAGTATCAAAAAGATTTTAATAAAAACATGGTTAATAATTTAATCGAGTCGGCTTACTTTACAATGAAAGGTGATGCATTGATTAGTGAAGCTACTAAAAATGGTCAGACGACTGCCGCTAACAAATTGAGGTAGATGCTTAGGCATACTACTAAAAATCATTCGACATATAATATAGATGACAAACAACGTTCAGTTGCCGACATCGCGTCTATGTGGTATCACTGATAGATTTTAATTTAAATTAAAACATGAATACACTTTTAAATAATCTTCAACTTTATCGTGGACGTCGTTTCTCTGATTTGGTTGATGAGAATATGCTTTCAAATGCACTTCTAACAAAACCTCATGAAGTTGCAGGTTTGCTGTCATTGGTATTTGGTACTAAGGATGACGGCGTTTCGACCGCAATTGATCTGATTACTGGCGGTCTTGGTAAAACTATGATTATCGATAATCGTGAGTATGAGTGGAGCGTGATGATTGATGAGGAGCGCGCTATCAATATTCGTTGGGCTAAATACAATGGTAAAGAGCTGAAAATAGCTGATGTTGATACAGAGACTCCTGGTATTAACGGTACTCCTATTTATCTCGGTCTTGAGGATCGTTACTTCGGTCCCGGTGCAATACTTTCGTTCGACAACATTAATTTCCAGGTACGTGTAAACGGTATGCCTTATCAGGACGGTTCTACTTGGGTATATGAGTGCTATGTGGCTGATGGTTTCGCAGGTTCTTACATTCCTGTTGAGTACTTGCTCCCTGGTCGTCAGGTAAGCCGTGTAGGTAGCGCTTACGAGGAGTACAGTGATGAGGCTGACATCATCAACTATCAGACGCCGTTTAAGATGCGTAACTGTCTTACTACGCTGCGTCTGTCTTATGATATCACCGGCGATGCTTACTCTACTGTATTGGCTATCGCACTGAAGGATCCTGAGACGGGTAAGACTTCATATCTCTGGTCTGAGTATCAGTATTGGTTGGCACTCCGTGAGTGGAAGCGTCGTGAGGAGAAGTTCATGCTGTTCGCTAAGTCTAATAGGCTTGCTGACGGTACGTATGCTCTCAAGGGAACTAATGGCAGGCCCGTACCTGTAAGTGCTGGTTTGTTCGAGCAGATTAGCCCCGCTAACGTACGTTACTATACTACGCTTACTGCAGAGCTTCTTGAGGACTACCTGTTCGATCTCTGCTACAACCTGATTGGTACTAATGAGCGTAAGTTTATTGCTCTTACTGGAGAGATGGGTATTCGTGAATTTGACCGTGTTCTTCGTGAGAAAGCTGCAGGATTTACTCTGATCGATACGAAGTTCATTACTGGCTCTGGTCAGGAGTTGACTCTTGGTGGTCAGTTTACTACGTATAAGATGACTAACGGTATTGAGTTGACAGTTAAGCGTTGTGCATTGTTTGATAACATGGAGATGTTCCGTACACTTCACCCGATTACAGGTAAACCTCTGATGTCATATACGTTCTTGTTCGTTGATCTTGGTCAGCGTGACGGTCAGGCTAATATCGTTAAGGTATGTCGCCGTGGTCGTGAGTTCGTTCAGTGGTGTACTGGTGGTTCTGTAATACCGAGTGGTTATGGTAACAGCATCAACACGCTTAGGTCTAACAGCCGTGATGGTTATCAGGTACACTTCCTTGGTGAGGAGGGTATAATGCTGCGTAACCCGCTGTCTTGCGGTATTCTGTACTGCGATGCAGAGGATACGGACCTTGCAAATGATTTCGATTCAATCAATGTTGCTGCCTAATAAGTAGTAACGTGTAATAATATATTATAATGTTCGAGCTGGGGTCAATTGCCCCAGCGACCGACATTACGACTTACTAATTTTATAATTATGGTAGTTGAATTAAAGATTAAGAGAAAAAATCCCTGGGCCGGTATTATTAAATATAAGTCGTGTTTCGACTATATAGCCCCTTACTTCACTCGGTCTGGGTCGATATATACGGGTTTAACACCTGAGGATGAAAAATATTTTGAATAGGCTTTAGGTTATCCTGAAGGTACTCTTTCTAAATCATCAGATTTTTGGAAGACATTTAGTGTTAAAGTTGGCTCTAGAGCCTTAATTTTAGATGATCAGTATCCTCGTCAGGCAATGATAATCAAGTTCCTCAGTGGGCATAAAAGAGTGTCTACGTCGCTTGATAAGCTTGATGCTGGTAAGGATTATCTATTGATTAATAGGCAGGCAGAGGCAATTGAACAGAATAGAATTAATAAACAGCGTAGAGATGCAATTAAAGAGTTTGATAAACTCACCCTTGATCAGATGCGTAAATGTCTGCGTATTTGGGGTGTTAAAGCTGATAATCTTTCTAACGAGCTTGTTGAGTCTACTTTGTTTAATCTCGTTGATAAACATCCGGGAGACTTTTTCAAGAAATGGGTGAACAACAAGCAGAAGGATACAGATTTCTTGTTGGAGGAAGCTATCGCAAAAGGTATTATCCGCAAGGATCGTACACAGTACTATTATGGTTCTGAGTTGTTTGCAGACTCTAAACAAGATGCAATTGCATATCTTGACGCTAAAAAGAATCAAGATTTGAAACTATCTATCATAAATCAGATAGAAAGTAAATAATAAATATTAAGGATATGACGCATAAAGACATTTATACTAAGTTTATGATTGAATATGACAAAGCAGATATCACATCGTCATATCCGTCGTTAACTGAATACGAAATAGCTACACTGTTAGACAAGGCTTATCTGGCATTGTTAGCTTAGAAATTAACTGGTAATAATCCTCGTCAAGCTTTATTTGAGAGTGATAATAAAGCTATTGAGGACGTCAGACCATTAATCGATACTATCGCAATAAATGCATCTGCTTCACAAAATATTTTAAATGCAAGTAATGAAGTAGACTTTGAAATACCCGATAGTATGTTATATTATGTAAATAGTAATGTGGACTTGGCGGACTTTGTATAGTCTGTAGATAATAAAGCTCACAATAGTGCAAATGTGGAATTAGTCACACATGAGGTAGCTTAGAGCTTTATGAATACAGCTACTAATTTACCATGGATCATGCATCCAGTATTGTACATCGAAGGTGATAAATTTTATGTATTATACGATTCGTTTGCATATCAAGCTCCAACAAGACTAATACTTACTTACATACAAAAGCCAAATAAATTTGCATTAGAAAACGGAAATGCTGATTTCTCAGAAACCTCTACGTTTTAGTTAAACGATACCATGGCTGAAGAGTTAATTAACTTGGCTATATTGCTGTCTACTAAGATTGTAGAAAATCCGAGATTAACAGCAGAAGTACAAACAAGACCTCTTGAATCATGACAGCAGAACAGACAAGACAATTAGGTATCGAATTTGAACGCAGATTAATTGAGGTATATCCTCAATTTGAATTTGACGAAAAATTGGATACCGATACTATATACTCATTCTTAAGTGAGTATTAGTAGAAATATGTTAATGATTTGTTCTTATTAGAAGATCAAACAGAAAGAGGTTCTAAATCTGCAAATAAAATTAATGACACAATAAAAAGTTTAATCAAACATAAACGTTTAGCTGTTCCTGAAAGACAACCAGATGCGGACGATTACTCTGATATATTTTATTTGCCTACAGATTATTATTTATATATTAGATCAAATAGTATATTAGACAAAACATACAAACATCAAGTAAAAACTGAGAAGTTCATGCATACCCCAAATGCCATAATCAGATAGATTGATGTTCCAAGTGTAGTAGGTTCATTTTATAATTCAGGTGGTATAATTCGTACACCCATGGTTGTTCTGGAAAGTACATTAACAGGTAGTGATTATCTGAAAGTAATACACGATAAATATACCCACATTGATGCCGTAGATTTAGTATATTGCAGATAGCCATATCGATTTAATATACTGAATTATGACGATAAAGATGATTCAAAAGGAGCTGTACACAGCTATTGTGAATTACCATTTTCGTGTTTTTAGGAATTAGTGGAAGGTGCCGTGCAAATGTACATTACAAATTACAAATTTGCATTATCATAGAAACCAAAATCTAACAACGAAGATAAATGAGATATATTGATATATTAGCCTCATTTGAGACAGAAATAAATCAAATAAACGATACTGTTAATAAACCAGCTACTGACGATTCTTTATTCTGGTTGAACTAGGCTGTGGCTAAATTTGTAAAATAGCGTTTTGGTGGTGATCCTGTACATAATTTGTCGTATGAGCAAACCGAAAAACGTAGACAGGATTTGATCAAATTATTCAAATCTACGATTTATACCAAGTCGGACATGATTTATCAAAACGTGTAGCCTAATTATGACGAATATGTTATTAAATATCCAGAAGACTTTTTATTTGCATTAAATGAAGATGTAATAATATCTGACAATAATGGCGAACATAAAATGGATACATGTGTATTTGAATGTACACAGGATAGTTTTATGTATCGTATAAACAATAGTTTGACAGATTTTCATTACCGTTTTCGTAGAGCTAGACCTCTCAGAATAAGAGATTCTAAAGGATGCAGATTATTAACAGACAAGAACTATAAGATTCATCAATACACATTGGGGTATCTTAGGGTTCCTGCAGAAATAACATTAGATAATCCGTATGCAGAATATACGGAATTTACTGATGTTGTATTATACGAGATAATCAAAATTGCAGCTTAGATGTATATTGAAAATCAAGCTAGCGAACGTTATAAGACTATCTCAAATGAAGTATTAACACAAGAATAATTTTTAACGTGGAAAGCCCAGCCGATTAGGTTCGGTCTTAGTTGATAGGGTGAGTAGAAAAAAATTTAAACAATATGATTACATACGTAAATACAGTGCTCGTAGGTACGGGCGTAGGTGAGTTGTGTAGCGCAGCTCCCGCAAATGCTACGGATGTGAGAACTCCGTCGGCAGATGCTTATAAATATGTTATAATGAATCTCGATCAAGATGCGGCTAATGCATACGCTATTGACGAGAATACAAAGAAGATCAAGATTGGTATTGTTACAAACAAGAACCTTCCTTGCCGTAAGAAGGATGGCACGGTTGAATACAAGCCTATCGTAAAATGGTCTAACGTAATTAATAAGGATGACATTAAGTCGTTCCATTTTAGCAAGTGGTTCCAGAGCTCTGAGGAATCTGTAAAGATTGACTTTACAAATACCGATGCATCTCTGATTGCCGAGTTTGCTAAAGGTAACAAACGTATCGTTGTTAGGTTGACATTTAAAGATCTGCCTACTCGTTATCGTAAGTGGACAGAGTCTTATGAGTACGTTACGAAGATCGGCGATGACGCTGAATCTATTGCTGAGAATATCGCAATGCAGATCAATACTCAGTACAAGCGTGCTCGTGTAACTGCACAGGCTGCTGCTGGTGTCGTTACTCTTACGGCTATGCCTTATACAGATGATGATAAGAACGATACGATTAACTGGGCTAATAAGGTTCGTTTCAGTGCTAACATCTACTGGACTGATCCTGAGGCTCCCGCATTCGCATCTAAGAACAAGTACTCTATTCAGGGTGCTACTATAACTAAGAATCCTGCAGACTGGTGCCAGACCGACGGTAAACTTGTACGCGATCGTGAGTCTCAGGCTATGGGTTATCAGGGCATTCTTAACCGTGGTGAGGGTACGTGGCCTATTATCAAACCGGATATGGTTACGGACATTAACGCTCATTATGACGGTCTTACTCTTGAGTTTGAGAATATGTATCGTTCAGCTGACGATCTGTTCCGTAAGACGAAGCAGACGCTTGAAATATATGACGTTACTGGCACTCTTGAAGCATTGAAGACTGCTCTTGCAGATTTTGCTGGTACTCCGTCAAATAACGGAATAGTAGAAGACACTGCTTACGGTGCACTTTAATTTCTAATATTAATTGGCATAATGGGGGACGGACGTAATGTCCTCCCCTTTTGTGTTTATAAACGTTTATAAATATGAATATAAGAATTGGAAACGACATCAAAATAAAATTTACCATTCGCGGTCCATATGGATTTGATAGAGTAAATGTTAAGTAGATGCGTTGTTATTTAGTAAATACAGCTTTTGAAAGTCATAAAAACGATTGTGAGATTATCAAAAGATTTCCAAGAGAACCGTTCCCCCAATTCTATACTCCTTCTAAATATACCATACACGGATGTGGACCTCATCATTATCATGTAAAACCTTATCGCAAGCGTGATTACGCCACATTCTGTCCTGGATTTAACGATGCACATATTTGGCCTTACTACAATGGATTCGGTATTGTACCAGATAAATTTGTAGATGACTGTTGTCATCCGTGCGGCCCGATAATGAAACCTGGCAAATTAGATGCACCTACGTTTTTAGCTCCATCTGTGCTCGAAGAAGAAGAAAATAAAGCTTCAGCTTATTTTCCCGCATGTGAGCAATTAATATGCGGTCCATACAAATTAGTTGTCGTACTTGTAGTTTATGACTCAGGATGGGGTAGAAACAATTTGCATACGTATACAATAGATTACGGTACATTATTTAATCTTGTAGACGACGAGAGTGGTTTGGACGGTAATATAATAATAGACGGAGATACTGGACAAGTGGATGGAGGTTCTATCAAACGACTGTATTTTGCTAAAAGCGACATATTTGTTAATATCAATTCCGACTTAGAATTAGGCGAATATGACACCAGATCTAATCTGTACGATCTGTATGCTGTGATGGAAAATGGTAGTGTAGTTAAATATCGTTACGATATGTGGCAATCTAACAAACTTACATTCTCATCTGATGATCCTATAGTAGATGTAACCTACGCAGGTCAGTTGATAATTAACGATTATGACTATAACAAACAAGCTGTAATTACAGTAAAAGACGAATCGTCGGAGGCAACAGCTTCTATTACTGTACATATAAATAACGCTAATGCAAAAGAATATATTGGGTTCTCAGATAAAGAAAACGCTTTCGATCTTGATTTTGAAGCTCAAGATGGAGAGGGTAGACAATTATTCCAAAGCGTATCACAAATGGCTGGTAACCATCATGTTGAGAATTTCAACAATGGCTATTATTTGTGGTTGATAAGCAAAGAGCCCATTAAGGATGTAAATTGTAAATTATTGGATGTACCATTGGACGACGTACAGATGCTTGGTGATAGTTATTATTGTTATCGTTGTCCTAATCCATTAATAGCTATTGATTTTGATTTAACTGTTGAAGTTTAATATTATGGAAATAACTAATAAAGATGTAAAAGTATTAGGTCGTGTGGCTTCGATAACTACAGACGGAATTGTTGCGAGTGCAGAACAGCTGTATGACGAAACCTATAAAGAAGGTATGTTCCAAGATGATATTAATAGAGCAGTAGACGGCGATATAACTGAAATTAATACTTGGATTAGCGAAGTACAACCTATTTAGAATTCAACTATTGACGAAATTTGTAAATAATAACTAATATGAATTATTTAGATCAAACAGGTCTTGCTTATTTTTGGAGCAAGATTAAGACATATACAGCCGATTCAATTGGGGATGCTGTAGATACTGTTGGTGATTATACCGTTAACGGATATAAAATAAATACCAATCCAGTACTAAATAAATCCGACATAGGTCTGAGCAACGTTACCAATGATGCATAGGTTAAGAGGTCTGAAATGGGTGCTGCAAATGGAGTCGCTACACTCGGATCTGATTCTAAGATTCCAGCTGCTTAGCTTCCCTCATACGTTGATGATGTACTTGAATACGATAATAAGTCTGCATTTCCTAGGACTGGAGAATCAGGCAAGATATATGTAGCAAAAGATACTAATCTTACATATAGATGGTCTGGAAGTGGTTATGTTGAGATAAGCCGATCTCTTGCCCTCGGTGAGACAAGTTCTACAGCTTACGCTGGCGATAAAGGTAAGGCTAACAGAGATGCTATTAATAGTTTACCCAGTACATTGATTTCTTCGGTTTCTAGAGGAACAATAGACGGTGATAGTATAACTATCAATGTTAATAAGGCAACTAAGTCTGGAATTAATTATGGTAGTCCTGCTGCCCAAAACTTCGAGCTTCCTTCGGCTACTACTAGTGCTGCAGGTCTCATGAGTGCTACTGATAAGAGTCATGCTAATTCTCTTTGGAGTTCAGCTTTGGCTTCTATAGCAGTAGATGCAGTTACACTTGCAACCAATACTGCCGGTAACCAGGGAACTGTTACACTTAAGCTTACTAAGGTAGCTGGTGGTGAGGCAACTAATGTACCATTCAATGTCACTATACCTCTTGCAACGGGTTCTGCAAATGGTGTAATGTCATCAGCGGATAAAACTAAGTTGGACGGAATAGGTAGCATATCTAATCAGACAATAGATAAAATATGTGTTTAATTTTAACTTTATAGAATTATGAATTATTTAGATCGAACAGGGTTGGAATATCTGTGGGGTAAAATTAAAACATATGTCGGTACTGTCGTAGAAGGCGGGGTAGGCGAAATTGTAGTAAACTGGGACGACATACAGGGTAAACCGTCTACATTTACCCCTTCGACACATACACATACTGTAAGTCAAATAACAGACTTTCCTACCAATATTGTTACAAATGTTACTATATCTGGAAGTGGTAATGCTGTAACCAATGCTTCTTTTTCAGATAATACGTTAACTATAACTAAAGGTACTATAGAAGGTGGAGGAGGAGATTCTAACACAGTTACCCAAATGACTGACGATACTACGTCAATTTATTGGACCCCTCTTCTGGCTTCCTATAGTGCAAACAATAACACAGAAACTAACTTTGTCAGAAAGCTTAAAGGTGTTGAGTATAATTTCTCCGAAGGTTATTTTGTAATTAATGAAACTGCATCTGGTATAGACACCATGGCTTTGCATATTGGAGCTGTAAGTGGTGACACGGATTTAGGAGATGGTCTTACTATTAATAATCATGGTATAAGTGTTTCTCCTGGAGGAGCAGATAATTCTGTATTTAGAACTGATGGTACTACCTCTCAATTAAAAACCATAAATGGTCAGTCCTTATTTGGAACTGGTAATATGAGAATTTCCTATACATCAAGTGCCTTTGACTATAATGCTGGACAATTTGAATTGCAATTAGAGTCTAATAATGGTATGGGTACACTCAGGGCGACATGTCCTTTTGAATATAGTGATCTTGCTGGTACTCCTACATTTAAGACCATAAACGGCCAAAGTATTATTGGTTCTGGTAATATCGACGTATCTGGTGGTGGAGGTATTACCGAAGTTACATTTAATAATCTATCGGATGATCTTAAAGTTTCGATTGTAGATGCCAATAATGTAGAAATGGCGTACGGTAAGGGTCCTCTTATGGTAAGGTACGACGACACAGAGTAGCCGTCTGGAGACTGGATCGGAATTTATACTGGATCTTTAGGAGGTAGTACTAACCCTACTTATATTCCAGTTAAGACTATAAATGGCCAGTCTTTGATTGGGACTGGGAATATAACTATAGAAAGCGGTGCTGGTGAAGATTATTTGCCTCTATCGGGTGGTACATTAACGGGAAATGTGAATATGACTGGTGACAATCCGATATTCAAATTGACTGGAAACGATGGATACAGTATTACTTTATAGCCACAAGGTGAACAGTCTGATCCGAGTATTACTATTGAATCGTCAGACGGATCTCCAAAAGTACAAGTAATAACTAGTGAAGGCAAATCTAAATTAACTGGTACTAAATTAGTATTTTCAGATGATTTCGATAATGCAAAATCTACATTTGCGGATCGTTATATTGAGATTGGAGATAGAAGTAATGAATTTATATATGTATCATCTTCAGGAATTGAAAAAACCGGAGGTTCTCCAACTAAAGTATTTGCTACTGACGGTAGTGTAGTAGATATGAATACATACTTACCTTTAAATGGAGGTACCATGACTGGAGATTTAAATGTAACCGGTCATACCGTAAGTGCTCAAACTGTAGATGTAACTAATGTTGAGGCATTGTAGATTAATATTAGTGGCAATACTAATAATAACGCTATTAATGTAAATAATGGTGGTGTTACTGCAAAAGCATTCTATGAATCGTCAGACATTTCTCTTAAAGAGAATGTAGCCCCCATTACTAAAGAGGCTACAGATGCAGTAGATTGTTTAACCTTCAAACAGTTCAACTTTAAAGACGACAAAGATAAAACTACTAAATATGGTGTTGTAGCACAAGAAGTTGAGGCTGCAGGACTTTCTAATTTGGTATCTGCAAACGAAGAGGGTGTTAAATCTGTAGACTATATATCTCTACTGATACTTAAGATCGAAGCTCTTGAAAAAAGAATTACCGAGCTTGAAGCAGAAAGGGGGTAATTATGGCTAAGATTTTAACAAGACAGGAAGCGTACAATATTGGAGGATCTGGATCATTGAGTGAACCGACAAGAGGGTGTACAAAAGAAATAGCCATATCTTATGGATGCAAAGTAGATGGTTCATATTTATCTAATCAATTGATATCTTCAGCTTCTGCTGCTTCAGGAGAATTGGGGGATGACGAATATGAAGACATAACTCCTTCTCCTACTAATTACAATTATGTCATCAAGACAGGCACTTCAGGATCATGGCCTTCATTGAAAGTTTATTTTGAAACCGAAAAGGGCAGAACCGGATGGTTCTCGTTACCTGGAGGAAGTGCTTCTCCCAATTCTACAGTTAAAAGAAATGTTGATTACAGAGTAGGTATTAATGACAATCTTGCAAGAATATATAGAGTTACACAGGCAGATGGAACTGATTTTAGAGGATTATCTTACTGTTCGGCCACAACTAATGACGCTTCAACCGTTGCTGCCGATAAATGGGTAGGAGCGCCTTCTGAAAAAAAATATGCCGATTATGGGCATCTTGTATTTGGAAATTCTTTGTGGCAATTTAAATGTTATGCACGTTCGTAATATTTATATATAACATTTTTATATATTTTTGCAACCTAAATATATAAACGTACGATATAAGAGTACTAAGGCTTTAGCCCTTAGTACATAGTTTTAACATAATTTTAACAGAGGACAAAATGGTATCTTGTGTACTGTTTTGTCCTTTTGTTGTATTTGACCAAATACGTTTAGTAATTTAATTATTTATTTATGAAAAGATACGAATACAATTACGGGAAAAACCCGGAAGGTGCTTTATCTACAATAAGTGGTTATGCTACTGAGACTACTAATTTTGGGGAGACAGCCTTTGGTATACTTAATAAGTCTACAAGGGATGACGAAAACTTTACTACCCCAGAAGTGGTGTCCTCTAGCACGGCCACTTTGTTTAGTGTAGGTAATGGTACTGACCATGATTCTCGTAAAAATATTATCGAATTAAAAGCTGACGGCACAGTATATATTAATGGTGTAGGTCAGTATGATGGTAATAATCCTGGGGAAGCAACCGGTATTGCCGACGAATTTCAAGGTATCCACGACGACATTACAGGGGTAAATGAAGATATTGATCGTATAGATAATACCATCGAATCCATACACCTCTCTGAAGATAATGAAAATCTCATTTACACTCTTTTAGTAGATGGTCAAGAGCGTGGTACTATAAACATTCCCCGCGATCAGTTCTTAAAGAATGTTAGTTACAATGAAGAGACTAACAATCTTGAATTTACATTCATTGTCCGTGGTGAGAATAACGAAGAGGTCGAAAAACAAGTCAGTGTTAATATGACCGACCTTGAGGATATTTATTCTGCGGGTGATGGTCTTAATCTTGAAAACAAACAGTTTAGCGTTAAAGTTGACGCTGATACTCAGCCGTATATTGATGTTACAGCCAATGGTGTAAAAATCATAGGTGTTAATGAAGCTCTTGACAAGAAGGTGAGCTGGGACGAATCAAAAAAGGTTATAACTTTACCGGCTGATGGTTCTATATCTGCTTTACGCAATAACGGTCTTGAAGGCGGCGTATTGGTTTGCCAACGTACTTATGATGATGGTGCTACATATGTTACAGAAATAGGTACTACTAAGAACAACCTTACTCTGAATAGTATCGAACGCCCCAAGATAGATTTTGCAGATGGTACCAGTTAGAATATAGCTTATCAATCTGAAATAACTGATATTAGTTCTTCTTTAGACAATTATTTACCATTATCTGGTGGCACTCTGAGCGGTAATTTAACTATAAATAACGCTACATTAACTGTCCAGAATGGTTTAAATGGCCAAGTAGGCATATATTCCAATGGGATGATTAATATAATATCAGAGTCCGTGGCCAATGCGCTTCAAATTGGGAATGGAATTTCTAATTGGCAAGGACAGTCAAGGCCTATTGCAATAGATTATAATGCCGAGAACCCTTCGGTGATGGTAAATCTTGGAGCCAATACTGCATATGACACTAAACTGTCGAAAACAGGTCTTGAAGTAGTGTCTGATGATTCAACAGCATCATATATGTCGAGTGGTGTTACTATTTCAGGAAAGACAGAAAATGATTTACTTAACGCTGCAGGAGGTACTACAAGCATAAGTGATATAATAGCTAAAGTACCACAACCTGATTTATCTTCCTATGCTACTAAAGAGGAAGTAGGATCTAACGTATATACTGATTCTAATTACTTAGGCAAGGAAACTAATCTTACAGATGCAATTCTCCAATTGGATGAGGAAATTAAGGCTACCAATGACAACTTAGATTTAGAACACGCTAATGCTGAAGCTACGTATGCCAAGAAAACTGAACTTGGGAATTATCTTCCTTTGAGTGGAGGTACTTTAACTGGAAAACTAACGTTCACAAACGGCATCAGTGGATATCAAATTAAATGTAATGCACAAAGCGGACGACTTGCTGCAATACAATTTGGAAATGACACCGCCAGTATTAATTTACGTGCTGGTGATTATTTGGCATTTCTAAGTGAGAACGAGGGTGTATTTCGAGTTTCTGGTCTAGCACCAGTAGCTGATGGCCAACGTTCTTCAGAAAAGTTATACAATGCTGATGGAGGATTGGTATCTATTTCAGATATAATTGCTAGAGCTAACGTACCCACTAATGTATCACAGTTGACTAATGATTCAGGTTATCAAACCGAGTCCCAAGTAGCTGCTAAAGTTTCTGCCCTTGTAGATTCGGCACCCGAAACATTAGACACTCTTAATGAGTTAGCTGCTGCCTTAGGTGATGATCCTAACTTCGCTACTACTGTAACTAATCAGATAGCATCTAAGCAGGATAAATTAGTTAGTGGTAGCAATATCAAGACTATTAATGGCCAAACACTATTAGGTAGTGGAGATATAACAACTCCTACACCAACAGTAAATGCTGCTTCAGGTACTAAAACTATATGGACAGGTACTCAATCTGAATACGAAGCTGTAGCCACTAAAGATGCTAATACACTTTACTTTATAACGGAGGGTTAATTATGATTAATTTAGGAGATAAGTAGATTTCAGATATTAAACTGGGAGCTACTAACGTTGTATCTGTATATAAGGGTGATACTTTAATTTGGCCTCCAAGTCCAAGAGAACCCTCTATATTGGTTTATACTACTACTTCGGCTAATCAAAGTGTTTAATTAACCTACAGAAAACAGTATTTTGAATATATAGAAACAGAAGATGGGATAGAAGACCTCAGTGGATCAGGAAATTTAAATCATACCTTTGTTAACGCAGGAGAACATAAGGTAAAAGTATTATTTAAGAAGGAACTTACTGACTTTAGTTATTGTTTTTATGGGTGTACTGGATTAACTTCGATTCCAAGTGGCCTATTTACAAACAATCTTGAAGTTATTAATTTCACGAGTTGTTTCTATGGGTGTACTGGGTTAACTTCTATTCCAGATGGATTATTTGTAAATAATATTAAAGTTACTAATTTCAGTTATTGTTTCAATAGATGTACCAGATTAACCTCTATTCCAAGTGATCTGTTTGCAAATAATACTAAAGTTACTAATTTCAATCTATGTTTCTCCAGCTGTACTGGATTAACTTCTTCTACTCCCCTTGATAATGACGGAACCCCCTTGTATAATCGATCTGAGGGAAAAGAAGGGTATTCAGTAGTAAAGGAGCATCAGTACTGTTTCTAGAGATGTACTCTAATGTCAGATTATAGTAGTATACCCAGTAATTGGAAATAAACTTCACCCTGAAAAATGGAAAACTTTACAACACAATACGACTGGTTATTAACAGCAATAGCTGCGTTAGGTGGTTGGAAGTTAGTTAATTGGATACTTAATCGTAAGGAGATTAAACGTAAAGCCTTAGCTGAAGCAATCGGTTTAGAAACTGATTCTTTAGTTAAGAGGTACAACGTAATGGAGCAAGAGTTGGAGAAACTCAAGCAAAAGGTTGAAGAATTATAGGTTACTGTTGCTACTTTGCAACAAGATAAACTTGACTTAATGAAACGTAATGCAGAACTTGAAATAGCATTACATGAGGCTGAACATAATATATGTGTCAGACCCGACGACGAATGTCTTAAACGTATGCCCCCAAGAACATACTGCAGATTTAAAAGATTAAGTCAAGGGTACTACGATGAATATTATAATACAGATAAAACTAAAAAGAAGAAAGGAGACGAAGATGTTAAAGTATCTGAAAAACCTAATTAAAAGTAATACTGGAGACAGTATGAAAAGTTTCGCCTTATTTGTATCTGTATTATCAAGTTCACTAATATCTACATGTGTCTCATTTAGTTTGGTATGGGATGTAATCACTAACGGTTACCTTAAAACTGATTTAGATCAGCTTGGCTGGTTTATGTTATGTGTAGGTGGATTTATGGCCGGTGGTGGTATAAATAAAGCCATATCAGATTATAGGCACAATAAAACTAACAACGATGCAATACAAAGTAAGTGATAAAGGTATCGATATGATATGTTTCTTTGAAGGATTTAGGGCCAAAGCTTATAAATGTCCCGCTGGTATCTGGACTATAGCTTATGGCAGAACCAAAGGAGTAAAACCTGGAGATGTTGTCACAAAGGAACAAGGAGTGAAATACCTTAGAGAAGATGTAGCATTCGCTGAGAAGTACGTAAATAATTTGGGTGTATGCGAAACTCAAGGGCAGTTTGACGCCCTTGTAGACTTCGTATTTAACCTCGGATCAGGTGCTCTTAGGAATTCTACATTGTTAAAAAAGATTAAAAATAAAGCTTCGGACAGTGAAATTTGTAAGCAATTTAGACGCTGGGTTTATGCTGGTGGAAAGAAGCTTACAGGGTTAGTTCGTCGTCGTGAAGCTGAATGCGAACTTTGGACTAGTTAATAACTTAAAATTTAATGATATGTGGTCAGCGATAGTTACGTGGTTATTAAACCATAAGAAAATCGCTGTAGACAGTGTTTTAATGCTCTGTGTTGTGTTATCTCTAATCTTTGGGGTAATTACATGCAAACAGAACAGAAAGCTCTCAGAGGGCCTTGAAATGGCTCAGAACAACATAGAGGCCTATTAGGGGGTGGTTTCCGCTTCTTAGTAGGCCAATAATGTTTTAAAGCTGGACCTCACTGAACTACAGCAATACAACGATGTACTTTTACATCGTATAGATAGTGTGATGGAAGAAAGAGACATAAAAAAGAAAAATGTTTCTACAGCTGCAACCCAGACCCAATCTGTACTCGTTAATAAGAGTAAGGGGGTAAGGGGGTAGGTTATAGTAAATAATAAAGACAGTATACTTACTGATAGTATTAAATACAATGACCTTACTAAAGTATTTTACACTATAAGTAAAGACAGTATAGATATTAAATTAGATATACGTAATACTCAATACTTATACGTGTACAAGAAAAGAGAGTATAAAAATAAAAAGAATTTCTTTTAGAGATTGTTTACTTTAGACTGGAAGAAAGTAACAAAGTACAAGTATGAAATAGTTAATACTAACGATCTAATAAAAGAAGATAGTGTTAGAGTAATAGAAACAATATAGAAATGAAAATGTTTTCACTAAAGTCAATCATAGATGATATTCTACTGATTGTACGCAATAATAATATTAGTGAAAGTGAAGATTTCTCTCGAGCATAGATTGCCAACTGGGTGTTAGCTTATCGAGCATTCTTAACCAAACAATAGAAAGATAAAGAGGAAGAAGAAGGCGAAGATGAGGGTGACGATAGTTTGTATAAAACTATAGGTCCGTTAGAGTTAGAACCAGTTAAATCACTCGATGGAAATTGTTTACACACTAAAAAGACGGTTGAAGAATTACCGGAATTACTTTCAAATAGTCCTGAAAACATTATTGCTGTATTTGATGAAGAAGGATGCCCGATATAGTATATGAACGATAAACGTCGTCATTTTCAATACTATCGTAAATATACGTTTGGAGAAATGACGTGGTTTTATGACAACGGTTATATATATTTACAAGGACTTGTAGATCTTGGACGCCTTAAATATATTTGGGTTACTGGTATATTTACAGACACAGATGAAGGAAGTGAAGAAGATATACAAATACCAGGATGGATGGTACCGACAATCAAATAGTTGATAATGTCAAATGAACTAAACGTAATGTTGAGAATGCCGAGTGATGAGCAGAACAATTCTACGTTAGAAGAAGTTAAACCGGATAACATAATTCTACCGGCAAAATTATGATGAAAAAATCATATACAATACGTGACATGTTTAAGGACTATCATAAAATTGATGAAAACATGTCTTATTTTCGTTTTAAGCGCATTTTAGATAAGTTTAATGAAATTATTAAAGAAAAGATTTTAAACGCGTCAGAGAGCTTTAAAATGCCCTGTAGATTAGGTTTAATAGCGATAGTTAAATATAAACCTAAGACGTATACATAGAAAAGTTTATCTAAAGATTATAAAACCAGTAAAGAGTTAAATAAGACAATATATCACTTAAATGAACATAGTAATGGTTATAAATACAGATTATACTGGTCGAAGAATAAAAATACATTCCCAGATATATACAAATATAACTTATCATTAGTGCGTTAGAATAAACGAAAATTAGCTTAGTTAATATTTAATGGAAACGATTATATAAATATAGATGATATACAAATATACAAAATGTGAATCGGTTATAGCAAAAATAATGGCCGATTCAAATATGTCACGAAAAGATATTCGGATTTCGGACATACGCGAATGGATATTTGAAGCTGTTGAAAAGATTGGTGCTCCTGTATAGTATATCGTTAAGGAATCTGGTGCTGATGGTGTCCCGATATTTAAGATAGAGGATCATTAGATACCAATACCTGAAGATCTAGTATCGCTTACATCTATAGCGTACGCTACTAATGAACGTGGACCGTGGTATCCAGTAAGGAGTGAAACTGGAGATTTTAGAGAACCTAAACGTGATCCTCAAGATATCGGCAAAATAGTAACACCGATATATGATGAACATAACATGGTTGTAGAAGATGTTCCAGATACAGTAGATATTCATTCTGATATAAACCCCCCACACTAGCCGATGAGATATAAACTACCTACATCTCAATCTTAGTTTTATGGTATATATCTTACTAAATATATACGTAGGATGGTAGATATGAAACATAAAGAGCCTACTTATTTTATAAAACCAGGATGGATAGTGTTCAATAAAAAAGAAGGATACATTAAACTATCATATAAAGCTATCGCTACTGACGAACGAGGTTACCCTTTAATTCCAGATTTAGCGTCATACCAAGAGGCGATATATTGGTACGTAATGATGAAGTTGTCATTTCCTAAGTTCATGTAGGGTAAACTTGGAGGAGCAGGCGTAACGTCGAATGCTCGAGTATACGATTATATTCGTAGTCAGTGGGCATTTTATAGAGGTCAGGCTTATGGAGAAGCGATGATGCCTACAGAAGGTGAAATACGGAGTATTAAAAATGAATGGAATAAGTTGGTTCCAGAATGGGATTCTGATGATGTATTCTTCAAACCTGTTGGTAGAAGGCAATTGAATTATAACGATTATTACTATGGCTACTGATAATACTTTATTTATAAATCAGTTTACGAAAGGTATGAATACAGATGTGTCATACTAGATGTTATCTAATGATACGTATTCATATGCCGAAAATATACGTATATTTTCAGTAGACGATGCCGGTGTTGCGAATAAATATGGAGAAGTAAGATCTATCGAAGGCGTCAAAATAGTATACGATTCAACACTTACAGATGTATATGGTAATGAACTGAAGCTTGGTTCTATAAAAGCTGCATGTAGTATTAGGGATTACGGTATATTGGTTATAGAAGAAGATGTAGATAATACTCACCCTTGGCATATAGTAGTATTTAAAAATAAAATATTAGATAATGAAAACTTCATATCTGACACAATAACTGCCGAAGATATTAAAACCATATATTCTTCATGGGATAGAAGTGGTGCTTTTGATGACAATAAAAGGCTTGGTGGTGTAAACGGTGTCGATAAAGTAAGTGTAGTAACCAGGTTTGAAACTGACGAAAACATTAAGCTATATATAGCAGACGGAGAACATTATATATTTGTATTTAATATTGTGGACGATACTTACAATAAAGATGTATCTGGAGATATAGATAAGATACAAATATACCCTCGTCATAACTTTGGTAAAATATTCTTTACCGGACTCATTTCTGGTAATTTAAAGCCGGGCGTTGTACAATATTCATACAGACTGTATAACAACAATGGCGTATCTTCTGAAATGAGCGTACCAACAAGACTTATCCCAATAGTCTACTCTAAATCTGGAGACTTTACTGACGGAAATACAATATTCGGGGGAAATGTTGATGATGAAATAGGCGTAGGTGTGAACTTGAGGATTAAAATACAATCAGATATTAATTTTATGGATAGAATATTAGTCTATAGAATTCAATATTTAGAAAATGGGCAAGTACCACAAATCGACCTTATATCTGATTTTAAATACACTGTCGACGAGGATAATGACGTAATCCAATTCTCTGATACTGGCTTAGAATCACTGTAGACATTGACTGTAGATGAATACAATAGTTTATCTGGCGTTCATATAGTACCGAAAGTTATTGAATCTATGAACGATTACATGTTTGCCGCAAATATTCGTTCAGAAGGTGGTTTTACAAACGACATATTCCAAGATTTTGACGCAAGATCTTATCGTTACAATAGAAATAATCATGCGTTAATATATCCATACGGAGCAGATTCTAAAAAACAGATCGACGATAATTACGATAGTGTAGCTAAAGACCACGACTGTTATAATAAATATAATAACATGCGTACATTATTCAGAGAGTGGGATGACGACGAAGCTACTTCTTGTAGATTTACACGATCGGAAAATGGTACGCAATATTATGGAGGTACTGGTAAGTACGTAAGCTGGAAGTTTGTAATAACGGAACTTGTTGGAGATAGTACCAAAACTAAATTTTATTCCTCATACGATACTGATTTCGGAGATTTTACTGGAGGTGGTAATTTCGATGGTAGTCGAGCTGATTCTACAGGCAATAGATACTATGTAGGATTTAACGACAATATTATAAATTACGATAAAAACCATGTATCTACCAATGTTACTTCGTATTATATTACGTCGAACGGATCTCCTGTAACAGCTCCGGATTTTGATTTAAGTCGATACATATATGATGAATATGACGGAACTAATAGTTTCGTAGACCCATAGATAATCTACTCAATGAAATCCTTAAAACGTGACGAATTATATCGTTATGGTATAATACTGTACGACGAAGAAGGAAATGCATCTTTTGCTAAATGGATTGCTGATATTAGAACGCCGAATTTAAACTATAAAGGATTTGAAACATATCGGGCTAATGTAAACAATAATAACGGAGATAGAGTCAATCTTATAGTTAGACCTCTCGGTATAGAGTTTACAGTAGATATAGATAAATATAATAACGAAGAAGGGCACGATGTAAAAATTGCATCATACGAAATAGTCAGATGTAATCGTACAGAACAGGATGTTGTGAATATAGCGCAAGGTGTAATATCAAGACCTATACAACGAAAACTGAATCGACAAGCAAACAATGTACGTGTACAAAATTTCGCATATACTCCGACAGGATTACTTACAGTAGCTAATTTTGCATCATGTATAGAACAAATTAGATTTAATAAAAGTACTGGTAGTGGCGAAGAATCTTACGAAGCCGACAATTACGATAACTACGGGGTATATCAATTTGTATCTCCTGAAATATTATACGCTAAAGATTCAACTTACGAACTTATAAGCAACTCTTCTACATCATTAGTTCCTATGAGGTTGATATATGGTCAAGATTTAAATTATCAACCCTCAAGTCAGATTTACACAGCAAACCGACGCCAGCCAGGGGAAATTCGGCCTGAAGAGGTTAAATTCATAGGGGTATCTACCGCATTAAGTAACATGAACATGCCGTTAGCTGCAAATGATGAAAGTTATCAAGTATCTGTTTCGGACGGAGAAACATATAAAGGGTACGGGATATCCTCTGGTAGAAATAGATCTTTATCTATACGCGAAACTCCCGAAATGAGTCCTGCTTCATATTTTTGGAGATATTTTGGTGATTGTAGAATATATGACGATCGTGGCACAGATATCGGAAGTAATATTCATTCCAATGACTGGTATTACTATTATTATTTACCAGGGCATTGTGAACCACAGGATGTAGTCAAATCAGTAATATACGGGTAGCGTATATATGACGGTACTAAATACATCAGTTCGTATTCCAAGCTATACGAACAAGCCGACAGAGTGTTACTTAGAAAATATCCAGAATTAGAAGTAAGACGTAGAGGTATACTTGCAATAGACGAGGATGATGGCAGTCAGGCGGATTTAACAGCAGATCAGCAGTAGGAATTAATGAATAATATAATCGGATACCCAAATGGTTATGACGTAGTAAATTTAAATGTACAATATTCATATCAGATTGCAGATGCGCAATTAGCTGACGAATTGTCATGGAACGATTTCTTAAAGTCTGAAACTAAAGACAATAAAACAACATATTCTTATCCGTACACAGATCATCAAAATAGTATATTCTCAAGTCCTTATTGTAATTTTGTTTCTGGCCCTGCATACAATGCGTCCATTATGACGGAAAGTGATAGTTTCGTAGATAATACGAGTAATAATATCAATAGTGGTAAGGTAGAGGATGGAAACAGAAACAATATTGATAACTTCTTATTTGGTACAGGAGGTAGATGTTTATTAATAGGTTTATCTGATGCAGATAATATTATATTCAAAACTATTGGTACAGATATCATAAAATATTATGCAAACTCTGTAGAAGATGAATTGTCGGTTTGGGACTTAAAAGATACAAATCAAGAATTGAGTCTTGAAGATGTTGGGGGTGTATATCAGGCAGAAACGGATTCAGAACCGGAAGATTATGTAATGCTCAATAGTATATTGTCCACATATTTGTGTAACATACGTAAAAATACGACTCCGTACAATTCATATACTTATACAAACAGGTCATTAGATACATACTATAGTTATGGAGATATATTTTCTTCAGACCAACAATCAAATATTATATTTGATGGCGATTGTGTGATAATGCCTATGGAATACGTATCAATACATAAAGTGTATCCATAGACTACTGCCAGATATGTAACAAGTTGCTTTATATATTCGATACCTGTAGAAACTTCAGTATTGCTTGGATATACTCACGGATTTGAATATAGCAAGAACTACAATAACCCTGGCATAAGTAATATACAAATAGAACCTGCAAATGTAAACAATATTTACACGCAATCTGATCCGTTATATACGTATAATAGTGTATACTCCACAAGTCCTACAGTTAAGATGTATGCAGCATTACGTGACGACGAAGACGATAATAGTTTAACCCAAATAGATTACAGATGCTATCATTCAAATCAAAAGTCAAATAATGAATCTATAGATAGTTGGACTACGTTTTTACCAGCAAATTATTTAGACGTAGACACAAGATTTGGCCAAATAAGTAATCTTAGGAGGTTCGATAATAAATTATTATTCTGGCAAGAAAACGCATTTGGTGCATTCAGTGTAAACGAACGTAGTCAAATTACTGACGACAACGATAATGTTATTACGTTAGGTACAGCAGGAATATTGGCGCGCTATGATTATTTGGATCAGACTTCAGGAATGCATATTGAAGAATATAACGATAAACAATCTGCTGCTGCAATATATTGGTACGATAGTCACAATAAAGAATTAAAACAGTACTCACAGACAATATATCTGTTAAATAAAATATACGGTACTGAAAATTTAATTAATAAAAAAGGAGATATTAATCCAGTATTGTTTTATGATGACAAATATCAAGAATTAGTAGGAAACGTGCTTAGCGAAGGAAATTCGCTCGCGTTTAGCGAACAAAATAAAATGTTCACTTCAGTGTACACAGTGCCCTTTGAGGAAAGTATAAAATTTACGAATGGTATATATTTAGTACAAACTGAAGATAATAATATACAAATAGCACAATGGGGAGTTAAAGAAAATAATACTCCTGTAGATTTAAATAATAACACATTACATACCAAAATTGAATATACAGTAAACCCGAGCGTATCTTATACTAAAGTATTTGATAATCAAGAGATAATAACTCCGAATAGATTATATACAGATGAATAGTTGCCTTGTGATTATTTTGATTAGAATCATGTATATAGTTGGAAAACGGACTTAGGGTACACTTCTACGGACAACTTGAATACTACTTGCAGAGAGGGGAATTTCAGGTATGCCATACCGAGATCTGGAAATGCAACTTACGGTAACAGAATGCGTGGTAAATATATGGTATGTACTATCGAAGATGTTGCGAATAATGAAAATGCTGCAATATCATACATAATGACTAAATATAGAATATCATGGATTTGAAAAGATATAAATATATATAGAATACAAAACCTAAATATGTTGGTGGTAAAAACAATCCATTATTATATTCCACCCCACAAGGCGTACCATAGCTGACTCCGCAAGAGTTAGTGCAAATGATGGCCAATCATCTCTTATCTAATAACATTACTAACAGTATTAAAAATACGCCTATAGATATGGACCCCATTAAATTACCAATTAAGTCATCAAAGACTATGGGTAACGTGTCAAATTATGCAAACATGGCTACTAACGCTTTACAGTTTGCATAGAGTTTAGGTAGCGCGCTTAGTACTAAAAGCTTACCTACTACTAATAATTTAATAACTGACGCTGGTACTACTGAAGGAAATGTAGACGGAGTTAGTTACGAAAAGGTAGGATCTATCGATGAAGATGCCGCAATGGATCGGGTTAAAAGTGAAAATACATCTAATACCTTAAATGCGACTACACAAGGCTTGTCTGCAGGTGCAGCTATTGGTAGTACATTTGGTCCAATTGGTGGTGCCATAGGAGCTGGAATTGGTGCAATAGGAGGACTTGTTGGAGGTATATTTGGTGGTAATAAACGTAAACGTGAGATGAGACGTAGGATATTTAACGCTAAATAGCGTGCTAATTATACTAATAATTATAATATGGCAGGAGCATCCACTACAGCATTGTAGAATAATTATTATGAAGAAAATTCTACAGGTAATAATATAATATATGCAAATAAAGGTAAAGATATGAAAAGTAAAGTATGGACGCCTGACGGGTATTAGGTTGGTCCTACTAACAGTTATGTTGGTAAAGGCGAAAGTATTATAGACTACACTAACGGTACCGGTACATTGGTTACAAAAGGCAATCGTGGCATAGATAATCAGCCATCGTCTGTAAGTGCCACAGATGATAATGTAATTATAGGTAACGATAAGGATTGGACTACCGGTGTTAAATTCTCAGATCAAGCAGCTCCTTTCACAGCTCAGTTGCAGACGTTAAATAAGTTTAATAGAGCTGGTAGATATGACGAGAAAAGTTCACTAAGTAATGTTACCAAAAATGTCCAAGATCGTGAAATAAATAAGCTTAGGGGCCCGATAATGGATCAACTGAAGAACATATCAGATAGACAGGCGATATAGCATCAGATCGAAAATAAATAGGCTTTGCGAGGATTTAAATGCGGTAAAGATAAGTTTGACAATGGATCTGATATACCTTGGTGGTAGAGATTGGCTCCATCGTTGTTTGGTATAACTTAGGCTTATAAGCAATATCGTACTTACAATGACGAGCCTATTAGATATAATAATACGTACAAGTCTAATTCATATTAGGGCGCTGCATTACGTGGTTTAAATAATCTTAGATATGATATCATACCGTCATTAAATGCGGTAAGAGATGCTGAAGCAAGATCCAATTATGCTATTAATAACGCCGGTGGACTGAGTGGTGCACAAAAATATTTAGCTCGTATAGCTAATACGGCAGGTACACAGCGTAATCTGGCTAACGTTTATGCTGCTGCAAATGAGGCAAATAATAAATATAGAGCTGCTTATTATGACGCACTTAACAGGGCTGGAGAAGCTAATCGTACAGCACGCATGCAGGCTGCACAAAATGATTACGCTAATTATGTAGCTGCTCACGGGGCTAAGTATACCAATAGAGATAGAGCTATTGCTAACATGATCAATCAGGTTAATAATGCATACGCTAATGAATTTAAATATCGCACATGGCAGGATACACTTAGGATGTATAATCAGGATCTTAACCAAGATCAGTTGAACTTTTTGTCTAACTTAGCTCAATTAGGTGGGAGGATACAGTCATGATATACGGAAGAGACGTAGCGGTTGAATACCCGATTATGGATTTATACGACACGGGTATGATGAATGCTTATCTTACTGCAGTTAAAAATGAGTATGAGAGAGGCATTAAAGAACAAGAAGAGTTTGTATCTAAGCATGGCGACTTTATTAGTCCATTTAGGAAAGATGTTGAAACATGGGATAGGTTGACAATGGATCCTATTGTACAAGCTTACGATTAGATGTAGGCTGCTGGAATTGATCCTCTAAGATCACAAGAAGGTAGGGCGTTATTGGCATCTATACGTAGACGCATCCCAAGAGATACACTTAGTCAATTAAGACAGTCAACTGCTGCAGGGCAAGAATATCTTAAGAATAGAGGTGAATTACAATCTAAAGGTTTATATGACCCTGAATTTGAAAACTTTTTACTCAACGGTACATCATTCAACGATTACGATACTACTCAATCTGGAATGTGGAGTAGGACATCTCCTACTGAATTTAAAGGGTTGAGGACTATTACAGATCCGTGGTTTAAAAATCGCCAAGCAAAATATAAATATTCTAAAAACGGTTACGATTATTACGGGTATGATGAAAATGATATGCGTACAGCTGTAAACGATCAGATTTAGGCGTTTCTTGGTAATGATTATGGTAGATATTACTACAATAGAGCATTGCAAAGGGCTTAGGCCACAGCTGTTCCAGGAGAATCGTTGGAATCAATAAACAAGCGAGCTTACGACATGCTTGTAAACGACATAGTAGATATTAATCATGACTACTTATTGAATGATCGTAAAGAGAATCCGTACGCTATGGCCGATTATCAATTTAAACAGCAGGTGGCTCTTGAAGGTATACGTCATAGAAATAGAATGAGAGAAAAACAAGCTGAACAACCTGATATTCCAAATTATCCTGCAAGTTGGACAGATACTTTGAGAGACAGTATTAATAAGAACCGCGGAGAAAAAGATTATAATAGACTGAGAAACGTACTTGTTGAAAATCAAAGACGTAACCAAAGTATAGCTAACAATAACAAATTGTCTAAATCTCAACGTAATAGAGCTCAAAGAATGGCTAACTGGTATAGTGAGGCTATAAAGAACTACGATAACGGTACTGCATGGAGAACTAGAGATAATATGGGACATATTATTCCTACTGAAGCTGGATATAAGATATTGAATGCTTACGACGCCAGATTTAGAAAAAATAAGTATGGTTCTGCTTATGATTCTATAGAAAACGCTTATATGAATAATAATGTGACTGCCATCGTCGACGGAGTATCTAGAGATAAGTCTTACGATTTTATTGCTGGTCAGAATACAAAATCTCTGCCTGGTATGACTAATTCTGGAGAAAAATATAGACATATTACATTTGGAGGCGCTAATAATTTACGTAGAGCGAGAGTCGCTAAGGTAAGTGGTGCAGGATTAACCAAATATTCGATTAGTAAACAATTTAACGATTACTTACGTAGAAATAAAGTTACAGGATATGTAATAGACAATTAGATCGGAGCCGGAATAACTCCAAGACGTTCGGGGCAAGGTGCGAATATAGATTTCTATTATGATGTATATATTCCTGAAAGTTATATTCAAGATTTTGCTAAATCTGTGAATATGACTACCGATAAAGTAAGAAATAGAATGGGACTGGTTCGTCAAAAAATTGGAGTTTAGGAAGCAAACGGTAAAGAGAAAGATGTTTTCATGGTTCGTATTCCAACAACTACTACTTCTACCGAAAGTGCTCTGCGTGCTTGGGAAGACGCTCAAATGGATAAAACTTATTTTGGAACAAGTAATGCTTATAATTTAGCTCCAAACAGACAAGGGGCAGCGTTAGATTATTCAAATCAATAATAAATAAAAATGCCAAGAAGAAAAACAAATATCTATGATCCACAATATCGAGAAAGATATGGGAACATAGGCGAGAGTCTAAGATAGAATAACTTAAGGAATCTCGTAGAACAACGTGAATATTACCCTGCACCAATACCAGAAGATGAAGATATCTATAACGTTGACACGTCAGGGTCGTAGTATATGTACGACCCTACTAAATATTCTGACAACGATGAGTAGAATGATGAAGATTCTGGATTTTTAGATGGTTTAAATTAGTTTGTTGCAGAGGCAGCTGCCGGAGCGAGTTACAGGCTTTCACATTTAGATGATTTGTTTCAACTATTCTTAGAGAAACAAAAAACTGGAGAAAGAGATAAATATGCAGGAAATGCTGCTACTACACAAGATAAAATAAATAATGTAAATTTTATACAATCTTATCTTATTGATTTATACCCACAATACGATCAGCTAACCCGTGAATTAATATCGGCAAGAGCTTCTAACGATCCTGCACGTATACAACAGGCTCAGTATAATTTAGATTTGTTTGAACAATCACATCCTGACTTTCATCAAAGAACGAAAGAAGTACAAGATTTAATGAGAACTGACAAAGATTTGTAGAGAGTGTTTTATGATACATATCCTGAAAGCATGTCTACGTTTGAACATCTTAAAACTTGGAATAATGCTGTAAGTTCAGATATGAATAAAACATTATACAATCTTGTAGAAGAATCTAAAGTCAATCCTAATGATACGTCATATCATTCTGGTTTTAAACAGGGTGCTAAATTAGCATGGGATGCGATTGCTGCAATTCCAGATATGATAGGTAAGGCAGCGTATGCATTATTTAAGCCGGTATTTTATTCTGCAGCCAATGCTGGAAGTGCTCATGATGAAGATATACGTACTGCAATAGCTGAAAATAGATTGTCTCCGGAAGAAGAATACAAAATGCGGAAATACGATTTGACCAACAGTGTTAGTAGGTAGAAATTGTATAGCGAATTAGATAATCTTAAATAGGATTATTAGAGAGACCTGGACGACAACGAAGCTAATTATCGTAAAAAACAAAAAGAACTTAAAGAAGGTACATGGTTATTCAAGCCTCAAAGTATAGACCCTGAATTCAGAGAAATGCAGTAGAACAACTGGTCTGAAAATGCTGACGACAGGTTTAATTTAATAGATAAGATTGTAATGACCTCCCCTGAAATGGGTACATCGTATTCTGACTTGAAGGCTTTTGTTGGTTCTTTGGGCGCACAATGGGGTGCAGATCTATTAGCAAGAGGTGTTGGTAAATTAATAAGTCCTAGTGGTAAAGCTGGGTTAGTTTCATTGATCGGACAAGGTCTTATTAGACTTGGCGGAGGTCTTGCTGGATTGAACTTTACAATTCAAGGTAGAGAGTCTGAAACTGCACAAGAAGCAATAAACGCAATAGTCGGCCGCGCTATGAATACTATGTAGGATCGTGGTATTAATTTTAATGTTTTACGTGACGATCTCAAACAGAAATTGACATCTGAGCACGGAATTGACGCAAATAGCATGACAGACGACGAACTGTTGCAGGCAGCGATGATATTCAATGTGCGTACTTTAAATCCGAACGTAGATAAGATATTGAAGGACGGCCATAAAGGTCTTAGCGGATTAATACAAAGGAATAACGCATTAGGTGCTGCAGACTTTTTACAACAAATACCGTTTGCTCCTAGAATAGGATCTGCATTATCAAAGTATGCGATAGGTACGAGTAAAATGTTGCCTCCTAATAGACTTACGGGAACGTTTGGAAGAGAAGCTGAATAGGTTTACTCAAATTTGGCAGAACAAACTTTAGCCAAGACTGCAGGGTACAATGCAGCTCGTGGATGGATAGACAATAGAATAGACGGTCTCGTAAAAAAGACATTTAAAGATTTAGGTAACCGTGTAGCTGTAAGAAATCTAATTACCAATACTGCCAATAGAGCTAAAGCTGTGGGTGCCGTAGCATTATCTGAAGGATTAGAAGAGGGTCAGCAGCAGTATATTCAATACAATTACGAGAATGGAACTTACGATAATGAAATGAGTTCTAGATTTTCTCCATTGATTGACATTAGATCTTTAATAGACGACGGTCGTTTGGCATTTGATGCAGCATTATCTTACTTTGGATTAAACTTTGGAGACCCCTTAAACGGAGATGATGAACTACAACAGGTTATGACATCTGGAGCAGTAACTGGAATGTTTTTCCCTATGGCAGGTGCTACTATTTAGAATATATTCAGTAAAAACGCTCCAGAAAGATCCGCTCTTAGGCAATTCCAAAACGATAAGTTCCTACTTAGATATATCGGAGAGAATTACAATAAAGAGCAACGCGATTTACAAACAGATGCATTATTCATGTCATACAATAAAGGAGCTAATTTGGATCAAACGAAACAAGCTTTAGATATGGTATTGCGTCTTGGAGATGAAGGAATTGCTACTAAAGAAGATATAGACGAAGCTAAAAAATTAGCAGATCATGTATATCGAATACAAGATAAAATTACTAACAAGAACGACAATACGTTAGCGGATCTTGGAATAAGTTTAAATAGTGACGAACATAGAGATTTTGTAAAGTTAGCAACACAATCTGCTATCGAGTATGAAGATGTTTTATCTAAGAATAAATAGCTTACAAATCAGATAGATGGGTCTTTATCAGAGATGTTACGGATTGTAAATTCTCCAGAAGAGCTTGATAAACATCCAGAAGTAAAAGCTCATTTACATACTATAGAATCCAAATATAACGATTTAGTTCAAAAAATAATTAAGTCTAATACTAAACGTAGAGAACTTTTACAACAAAAATTAGACGAGGTTAGTAAAAAGCAATAGGAAGAGCTTAAAAAAGAAAACGCCGATACATATAAATTAAATAAATATACAAAATAGGCGGAAATTTACAACAAGGCGTTAGAAAATATAAAAGACCCAGATTCGTTTGATAAAGTACGTGATGCTATTGTAAAAACAATGTTCTTACAAGCTAAACAACGGCAACTCGGAAGACTTAATCAATAGGTATTTAATCGTCGGTCTTTAGTTAAGAAATTACATGATAGATTTGGAGGATTAAATGAAGTCGGCTTATTTGGAATACATAAATACATTAGTGATTCTACAACCGAATTGAATAAACAATTGGATTCTCAACTGGATGATATTGGCGGAGTATTCTATTCTGGGGAAGTATCTGGAAAAGATAATAAATCTAAGTCTAAGCGTAGAAGTTTGGCGAGACAATTTTTAGCAGACAATAATGTATTCCAAAACGATAACGCATTAAACGACGCTATTTCTATTTTAGGGATGAATTCAGCCATTACGTAGCTGTACAGTACTCGACAATAGGCAATGTATAATGGATCGGTGTCCCCTAAAAACGCTTTATAGTTAGTTAGAAAGATAAATTGGGGTGATTTAACAGAGGCACAACAAAATACTTTTGAAGGCGGAAAAGAAGAGTTTAACAAAAGACAAAAACAATATCAAGACGAATTGAATGATCTGAAATAGCAAGAAGAAAAATTAGATAAACAATTTGTAGAAGATTTGGAAGCCACCGATACAAATTCAAAAGTATAGGATTAGGTACTACAAGAGTACATTAAAAATAAAGCTGATATACTTACTAAATCCGCACGTGTCGTCCAGCGATATCAAATGGATATCCGCAACATGAAGAATGCTGCCGAATAGAACGTACATGATCAAGAATCTCCAGTAACACAGGACGATATCGATAATGCTGAAGATGGAGATAAGAAAGCTCAACAGAAGGTAGATAAGGCAATCAATGATGCTATCGATGAAGAAGAAGGTGTCACACAGCCTACACAGTCTACTACTCCACAGCCTAAAGAAAACAAATCTCTATCTAATGATATAAATCGTTTAGAGGAGGAAATGGGTTTAACCGATCCTACTGCCAAACCCTCATCGGAGGAAAATACTTCAGACGTATTCAAGAAGGCTGGCATTAGTAAAGAAGATACTCCAGAATAGATACTGTCTAAACTGACTGGAGGAAGAGAATTTTCAGAAGAAGAATCTTCTACTTAGGTTGAAGAAGGAGAACAAGAAAATGAACTCACTCCGGAACAAGAAACCTCTGAAATAAGTACTCCTCAACCAACTGTAGAAGACGAAATTGGTACTGAGGATAGATCTTCACAAAACACAGCTACTCCTCAAAAAGCTCCAGAAACGCCGTTGGCGAACCCTGAAGAAATGCCTGCACCAGATACAAATGATGCCGGAGAAACGTTGCAACCAGAAGACTCGTATAGTTACGAAGATGATTCAGATCCTAGTGAAGATTTGAATAATCCTGAAGAAGAACTTTCTGTAGATACAGATACTACAGGATCTTTAGAAGACACGAGTGTCGGAGTAGTAGATGCAAATATGGATGACGCTATTGACCAAGAATACACACAAATTCAAAATATAGAATTTGATGATGTACAAGCTGAAGTAGACGGTTGTTTAGCTCAAGGCGCAATATCCGACCCTATGTATAATGGAGCAGCTTACAATAGTGGAGAACTACCATTATCGTTCAACTATCGTCCAGATAGCGATACACCTATGGTGTTCAAAGTCAAAGGTAAAGAACTATCATTTGGGAAAGATGTTAGAATGGGGACTGGTAGAGAATTAGGATTAAAATTAGCTACCCCAGGGTGGTTTGAAAAGATAGTAAATACTAATAGTTTCTATTATGTTGTAACGAACAATAATAATTTTGACGTAGACAATACGCAAAAAGGCAAAGATTCGCTTACAATAGCTATGATAATAAAAGACCCTGATGATAGTTCTGTTGTTTATAACGTTACTCTTCCACAATTATTCTCACAAGATAAAGACTCTTTTGGTCGATATCGCGAGTCAAACGAGAACACATTAATACAAAAAATAATGCTTCGTGGTGTAAATGAAGAGTATTATAGAGAATAGAGGATTAGAACAATATGTTTAACTCTTGCAGGATATGGGTTAAATATAGATGTGGATGCTATATTATCAGGTACTTCGTATTTGAATACTGATAATATAGTGCGGTATCTATCTAAATTGACCGGCCCTGATGGAAAAGCAAGAGGATCTGAATGGGCGAGAAACGAATACGCAAGAATTGTTGCTACTTCTGAAGCACAAGCTCGACAATTGTCTAAAATTAATCCTAATGTAAAACTTGTAACTCAAAAACAAGCCAGAGACTATATCGATAGATTGAGGCAAGTTAGGAATGAGATAATTGATGCTTATACCACGGTATCTTCTGACGGTAAAAAAATAATAGTACCTCAAGAAATTAGAACTGATGTATATCCTCAAAAAGTAACTAGTTCTAACGGAAGTTTTAATGGAATTAGATCTGAAGGAAGGTCTGTTTACAGATCTATATCTGGGGAAGATGCTGGATTTGGCTTATCTTCAGATATTCATGAAATGAGTGAACAATTGGATGATGGGAAGGTATCTATTGGTGTAGGTAAAGGTATTATAGGTTTCTTTTCTGGGGACCCTTACACAATAGTTCCGATTACAGGTGGTACTAATATAGTAGGAAAAGGATTAGCTGGTAAATTATATATAGTTGTACCAGAAGAAAGCAAACCTGGTGTAAACGCGAGAGCTGGCGGAAATCAAACTGTATTAATGTTGCATGAACAAAAGTTCAGAAGCGAAGATGAATCTGTACCTACTACGGAAAATATCGAAGAACTCATTAGAAATACAGACGAACATTTTGCAAAAGACGGTAAGTTACAAGACGGATAGTAGGCTGATATTACAGAAGTAATATTGCGTTTAATGTGTTATGTGAATGGCATACAAGATGCTATTTCTACAAGTTATGGATTATCACAATCTGCAGCAGAGGAATTACTTAACTTGATTGTAAATCAAGGAAGTTGGACATCTATGCCTACAGGTAGCACGAGGCATATGGATAGACTCGATCTTACTAGATTGAGACAACCGTATCTTCAGGACAAACAACTTCTTGTATCAGAAAAGTATTTCATAATAGGATCTGCAACAGATATTATGCCAGACAATTTGAGAGACGAGTTCACGCAAATGGGCGTCTTTTACGATGCGAATATGCATCAATATCGCATACCTAAGAATTTGTTGTTTAGTAAAGAAACTCCAGAGTAGTCTGCAAGAATAAGAAAATTCGTCATGTAGATGATGAAGCGTAATTTGCACTGGAATACTAATATACACGACTATGAAGGTAACGCTGCAATGACATCTAGATTCTCAGACCGACCGGGATTCTTGATTAGTTACCTTAAAACTTTGTTTTACGATCAAACTGGAAAGAGAAAAGTTGATTCTGACGGTAAGGTAATAGACGAAGTAAGTCTGTTTGGAAACAGTGATCTTACATTCAGACATTCTGATTTCTTCAATGCTGACGGATCTATAAATAGTCCTATGGTGTTAGCCTGGTTAATTAAAACCGGAAAAGTAAATACTAATGCTGGTACCAATAAAAATGACATGTTTAAAGCTCCGTTCGTGTATCCTTCAGGTGTGAAACAAGTTACTCCTTCGACTAAAATTGTCGAACAAGAGAAGAAATAGACTGCGCCAAAAAAGACAGTTAAAACACAAAACGCTACTCAGTAGGGTGTATCCAGAGTATCGAAAGATTGGCATCCTACAAAGAAGGAAATGAACGATGCTGGATTACATACAATTCTTGCACCGGAAGAAGCAGAACGTGTGAAAGCACAATACGATTAGAAAGAATCCAATAAGAAAAACGGAAGAGTACTAAAAGATATTGTAGGAATTGAAATAGACCTGAATAGAACCACTAACGATAAAGTAGGAGATGCGAAAGAACAAATACGTCAGAAAGTAAAAGCGTATATCAAAGACGTTTTACATAAATCTGAGGATGAATGTAAAGTAGTATCTAATCTGATCGACAACAATAACAATTGGGAAAATTTCTTACAGTTTGGAGTAATTATTGTTCATACAGAAGTTAACGGAAAAACTGTATTAAATCTAAATTTTTACAATGGTCGACAACAAGGATTAGTATCTGGAGTATTTGGAGTATATTCTACAGAAAGAGGAGAAGGCACAATCGATACAGAGAAATCTAAACAATGGTTACGTGATACATTGGGTCTTGATGAAGATCAGATGATCGTTGTAAATGCTATTCACAGGGCAGCATCTGATAAAATTGCTTACGGACTTACTGATATTTCTGCAAACGCTATTACTGGAGAAATACAAGGTACTATATTTTTGAGTAAACAGAGTGGATTGGGCAATGAGTATCACGAAGCATTTCACTATGTAAACTTATTATTACACAATCGATTTACCAGACAGAAAATATACGATGCCTGGAGGAAGTCTCATAAAGATTAGGCGCACTTGGATAATTCTTCCATAGAAGAGGAACTGGCAGAAGATTTCAAAGCATACATGCTAAAGTATGACAGAAACGAAAGATCTCCAAAACTCATAAGATTCTTCAGAAACATACTTACTTTTGTACAAACATTTCTTACTCACAAGCGTGAAATACGTAAATTGTATAACGATATTAGAAATGGTAAATACAAAGGTGCCAAAATCGATCCGCTGTCAGCTAACGAATTTAAGAATAAATATCCAGAAGGTAAGCCGTTTGAAATTCCCGGAGTCTCTCAAAAACAAATAGGGAAGTTTAAGAGTATACAAGATTATCAAACTTATTACGCAGTAGCTAAATCTCTTACAAACTCTATAATAAGTAGGATGCAGATTTAGGATATACAATCTGTACGCAATGTAAATTCTTCTACTTTCAACGAGGTGTTTAATGAAATTCAAACTTTGATAGACAGCGGAATGTCTGACAATGAAGATATTTTACAAGACATTTTAGACAATAAAGAAGCGTTTAAAAAGACTGTAGATGATATATTTAGATCTTTTAATTTGAAAGCTGTAAAGAGTAAGAAAAAATTAGATAAACGCAATCAGGATGGTAAAGATTCTGGAGATGTAGCCGATAATGTATGGGACATAGACCATCTTGAAGTAAGTAAAAAAGCAAATGTTAGTCTTCAAGCCAAGCTGTTTTTCAGTAGTATATACGACTACCAGGTTACATTAGATGATAATGGCAACAAAATATACACTGTAAAAACTGACGATATAATTGGAGCACCATTATTCGTGCCATTCTCTCAGGTATGGAATAAGATAATGGACGATCTTTGGAAGTGCGATAGTTTTGACAGATGGAATGAACAAACTAACGATTACGACGAACACTCTATTATATATAATGTTCGCAGATTGAGTAATACTGATAAATTTTATTACTCATTGTGGGTAAAAATGCAACAGTTAATCGATCCTGCGAATAATGATGTGAACACTCCGCAAATTAAAACTCACATCTTTAACACTCTTGTTGGTTTTAAAAATCAAATGAATACCCTGGAAATAAATAATAAACGAATTTCCAGAAATCAAGATGAAGAAGTAGAAGTTAGTTTGGATGACGAATCGTTTAACACTCGCTCTAGTGCAAGAGATGCAGATAAAGTATGGAGTATAAAGAATAGTGAATCGTTAAGGTCAAAGAAACGTCTGCCTAAAAAATGGTCTTAGAATTTGATGTCGTCTTCTGGAATAATAGAAGGAGGATCTCATATTAGTTCGACATGGATGTCTGGTTTAGGAACATTGTTTAATAATTTTGCAACGGCTGTTAAACAGTCTACAGGGAATTATTAGAATTTACAAAAGTTGAAAATGGCAGCAATAGATATACTTAATTATATGGGTATACCTTTTGACGAATTGGCTTTGGATAATTATATCGATCTGTGCAGATATGATGACAATGTTATAAACAAACCGTATGAAGAGGCTGTAACTGCGATACTCAAAGATATGATTTAGAGTGAAACTAATTCTGGAATGGCTTATTTTAGAAAGCTTATTGCGCAAATGGCAAACCTGAATAAGTTATCTACTAAAAATAAGAGTATTGACACACTGTATACTGGTCAAACTGGTAAGAAGGGAGGTAAGAACGTAATTAGTAGGCTTGCTCAAGCATATTCTGTCACTCATCCTGCAGCATCTGAATTTGGAGTAACTGGTCCTAACGGATCAATGTTGTACCCGTTCAATCAAAATAACACTATGTCAGATGTCACCAGAAGGTTAGAATACAATACTGACGGAATACTTGATGAAATGTCTTCTGCTTCTCAAACAAGACATAGTTTGTTAGTACAGGCAGCTATTGAAAATCTACAATTCAATGCTCAGGAAGAAGATAAATTTCACTTATAGACTTTTATAGGTATTAAGGATAATACTGCAACTGCCGGCAATGACTATTTCCAAATAACACCTCTTGAGGATTACATAGGAAAATTAGTATTGACTCTTGACAAACAGTTGGTCGAGCCTACCATGGCAGATAAAAAGACATATTACTCTTTAAAATCTGCAGCGTTAGCTCGTAGAATTCCCACGGAAATTTTATATCGTGTACAAGATGTAGAAGGAACTGACGAAAATGGAAATCCTATATTAGAAACTGTCGATATAGCACCTCAATTGTCTCAAGGGACTTTAAATATATTTAACGGGTACTTTAAGGACGAAATTGATTCATTGTTAGATTACTATAGTGAAGATAACATAAAATGGTTATTACAGAATCCAAAGCAAAGAATTATAAATTTCCACAGTAAAATAAAGAATTATAAAGATTCTGACGTACAATATTACGATTTTGGTGGAAATGGCGGAATGTTTAGATATTTTTATAAATCTGATCCTTAGTTCATATTAGAATCTATGGCTAAGATAAATGATATCTTAGAACACAAGATATCAGATGAAGACATATAGAAACTATCTAAACTTAACATGAACCAATTCTTAGAGTTTTTATGGAGAATAGAACATGCCGAAAACGCAACTAGTGTAGAACTTACAGGCTAGCCTAAAACTGACGGATTCTCTTTAATCAGATCCGTATTGAGTACTTACGATTCATATTTAATAGAAAATGATTATGAATCCATGAACAGATTGACAAATTCTATACTTATAGATATGATCGATTCTGAAATAGATACTCTTGTACATTCTGACGACATTAATATTATAGGTTAGGATGCAAACGGTAGGCTGATTAATAAGTTTATACCTAATAAATATATAACCGAGTTTGTTCAAAATGCTACATCTGCAAACTCTCAATTGAAGACGATGCAGTCGCAATTAGATTCTGCAATATACAGTATTATTGCTAATCATGTCATCAGACAAGCGATATCTATACAAGAGTTTGAAAAAGTATATACGGGTGACCCTGCATTCTACATATGGTTCTATTACAAAGAGTCAGAATTACCACAAAAATAGATTGAAGATACTTCGTTCAAATATATAACTAGCGATAATCAGATAGTCTCCGTAAAAGTGTCTACGCTAAAATCGAAGGACGTAGACAAAACAAAACGTCTTGGTGGTGCACTATCTCCTGGTACAAATCTTAAGACGGAATGGTCTGCTGATGATATACGTAAAAATCCTGCGCTGAAAGATTGTGTATCTCCGTATTATACATTTATGAATGTACAAGATATACAAGCTAAATCCTTGTACATAAATGACATGGAGAGACTATTTAAGAAATAGTTAATCGTAGATGAATTGGAACGTACTGGTACGCTTACTCCAGAGGAAGTCGAAAGAATTTACAAAGACGATGATTATACTACAGAAGTATTTAATACATTTAGCAAAGATGTTCAACAACGAATAAATAAATCTGCTAAAGATCAAACAGCCCCGTACGATGATATAACTGTAGCTGATGCGGAAGTTATATTGAGACCTGCGATGTACCGTAGATTAAGAATCGCTGTTGGTGAATGGACATTTAAACCAGACGCTACTGGATACAGTGATGAAATAGCATATAACATTATTGAGAAAGATGCTTCTTGGATGAGTGACCCTAAAAAGTATGCAATTGTACGTAAATTACAATTGAAACCTTTGAAGATGTCGTTCTTCTCAAATAATACTATAATGCGAGCTGGGTCTAACAAACTGGTGATCCCTGTATACGACAAAATGGCAATGTTCCCGATGTTTAAATATGCTTGCGGTAGTACAGTTGGTCAACAATTGTATGACAGAATGAATAAAGCAGGTAACGAAATAGACATGATTGGGTTTAATAGTGCTGTAAAAGTTGGATGTAATGCAGGTATGTATTCTCCATATGAGGATGGTACTACTCAATTAGGTACTATAGATGATTCCATAAACAACGATTCTAACAACAATATCGATTACGAAACCGGAGAGATACATTCTAAATCTAATGACGGTCTTGACGTACGTGTTCAAAGTATGAACGATCTTCGTTTACAGTTAAATACAGATGCGCATGAAGATACAGAACGTAAGATAGGTTCTCAGATGGCCAAAATATGCTTCTCTAATGTACATTTCGATTACAAATACGGAGAGTCATAGAGAACTGGTGAACAAATCGTCAACGATATAATGAACTGTATTAACGGCCTTACTGTCAAAGGTAGACAACATATATTTAGGCGCTTGTTCCGTAAAGACAGTACTGGTAGATATAACATTCCAAACGAATCTGAAATACGCAACTTCTTGTTATCTGTATGTAGAAGTAATGGTTTAAGTTCTATATACGAAGACCTTCTTGCAAATGGAATGACAATAGCGTCATTGTCTTCAAGGCAACTGTTTGAACAATCTGTAGCATCTTTAATCAAGAGTGAGATTGTAGATATTAATACTAACGGTGGTGCAGCTGTACAGCAATCAGTATTCGGATTTGTAGGTTCTAATAAGAGTGTTATTTCTGAAAAATTACTTCGGTCAAAAGAGATACTCGACTTGCCATTAGAGAATGCGGATTTGTCAGTAAATGTACTTTAGAAGTTAAACAAAGCTAATATACATACCGTTAAAGATATAATTAAAGCAGGAAAAAATCAAATAGAATCGATCCTTAATAATGATGAGCAATTTGATGAAATAACAGCTTTATTTAAAGAATACGAGTTGTCTTTCAATACAAATCTCGATGCATTGTAGCAAATAACATCTGATAAATTCCCAGCGCTGAATGACGGTAAAGAGCTCAAGTGGCATAAAGAAAATGGTACTATGGAAGTCATGCTAAGTATGAATTTCTTTAGAGCTATTATACCAGAAGAATATAAGACAGACTATGCCACAATGCGTAAATGGTTAATGGACAATAATATCATCGGCCCCAATGCAAAGCCGTTTGGTGTCGGTTATCGTATTCCTACGCAGGGTATGTCTTCTACGTTCGGATTTGTTGTAGCTGACGTATTACCTGAAACATCTGGAGACTTGATTATAGTACCAAGAGAATTCACTGCACAAACTGGTTCTGATAAACGTCACTGTTTGAACCAGTATAATATAAAATACTCCTTTAATTGCTGGGAAATCTCAAATATCGAGACTATCAGCAGCCAAGCCCTGTAACTCGATGCCACAAAAGGGAAGGTTCAACGACTATCGAAAGCATAACATGTAAGAAATATACATGTGAAAAAGCGAGTAGAGTACACGCAAGTGGAAACGGGGAGCATATTACAAACGGTAACAGAATGTAATATGAAGATATAGTCTGATCTGCATGGCGACATGCAGTTAACATAAATGTTTGACGTGGACAAGTTGTATCTTGCTACATATTCTTATCATTACGATAAATCTCAAAAGAAAGTAGTAAGGGACAGCGTAAATGATGAAATAAACGAATCTGATTTGGATTCTTATGTAAAGCAATCATCTGGAGCTTTAAAGAATAGGCTATTGGATGATTATATAGATATTATTACAGATGTAAAGAATACGGCTGTATCACGAGCATCTATCGATACGTTAACATCAAAACTTAAGAAAGAAATAGTACCGTTGTTGGATACTCCGTTGATGCAATATCCTATTTCTGGCTATGAATTATTACCATCGTTCCAATCTAAGCGTAAAAAAGAGTATAGTACAGGTAAGAAGAATTTGGCGTTGTTTGCATTGAATGTGACCCATCATTCATTAACTCAAGCTACACATTTGTAGACAAATTTTAATGAATATGAAAAATTCTTTGGTCTTAAATCAATAGATTGTATTAATGGTATAGACTTACAGCGTGTGACCGACTGGTTGTCAGCAATGGTAAATGCTCACGTGGACGTAGCCAAAGATCCATACATTTTGATTCTCAATGTGAACGAAGTAACTGCTACAATGGTTAACTATTTACTTAGAAGTGGTATGGGTATCAGTACATTTACATATATTGCACAACCTATACTGAAAATATACGCATCAAAAATAATATCCTCTAAGGGTTCATATGGTGTAAATAGAGATCCTAGTAAAATACAAGCGCTCACAGCAAATAAGATTATGAGCGATCTTAAGATAACATATGCTCGATGGTTCTTAGATGAAGCGAAAAAATATTTGGATTCTGGAAATCTCTCCAAAGAGGAACAAGGCAAGATATTGAATCTTGTATAGATATTCTCAAGTCTGGCGTCTGACAAAGCCAGTAAACGAGATAGAGGTGTTAGACAGTTGGATAAGTTAATATTAAGTGGAGAATTTGAAGAAGCTAATATATTCGATGTCGAATTGGCTAAAAAGAATCTACACTATGTAGAAGGTGATCCGAAGTCTACCATGTACCATGCACTGCATCAATACATTGTTGCTCATAGTTATAGCAAATTTGATAACGGAAATAGAATATTATCCAAGCTGGTAACATGGTCTCGTATTGATACTAATAAGTTTGGTAATAATATTGTAAGTCAATTAAACTTCCTTAACGGGTATTTTAACTTTATTTATGACCCTGCAAACAGTAATAAATTCTACTTGCCTAATAGCGATGATACAGACCCTACATATTCTATGCGCCATTTCTTCCAAGATACATTCTTGGATAAAAAGTTAAAGTACGCAACCAAGATGCTGAAAATGATACTTTCTAACCAAACATTTACGGCTACTACATTCTATTCTAATGTGTTTAATAGTGTAATGGCAGATTTGTTTGGGAGCAACACTTGGGAAAGAGTTGTAGAACGTGATGGTTACGAACAGCAAGATTACTGGACTGGATATAAACCCGTGATGGATGAGAAGATTGTAAAAGCTATCGGTAGTGCTATAGATGTTATTATGCGTCATAGGGCGATGGTATATTACAATAGTACACATCCTGTAGACAACCAAGCAGCGTTTGATTTAAACATATCGGACAATGCCATAGAAAGAAAAGCTAAAATACGTAGTCTATTTATCACAGATCCTGTAAATGAAACACGCTCTGTACCATTAAGAATTGCCAACATTAAGACATACTTATCTAGCTATTACGCTTAGTTTAGTGATGTGGATATATTCCAGAAATTATGCAATCCTGACGGATCTATAGCTAATAAATTCTTAGACTATTTGAACCCTATTGTAAATCAGGAAGGAGAAATTGATAGAATTGTGCTATCATCTTCGCAAATGGATGTGGATGCTCAATTCAAAGACGAATTGTATTCTGCATACGACGAACTGTTAAATATGTCTACAACGTCTGATAATCCCAAAATGCAAGAATTAGCTGAGCGTATTAGGGAATTAGCTAAGGATATAGTACTATATTCTTATTACAGTTCATATAATAATAATGGTGTAAATACATTCTTTGATTTAACTCCACTACGTTACAGATTTAGATATGACAATGCTTTACGTAATGTACTAAAACAATATTGGACACAGAATGAATATGAGTACATGGCGTCTATACTATCTGTGTATGATGGGAATTTACAGAATCAGTTGAATGATTTGTACAACGTACACGAAATCACAAAAATGATCGCTCGTAACTTCTGGTACGATGACAATGTTGTACCAAGATACAATGTACGTCGTTTTGTGAACAATATTATGACTGTAGATTTAAGTGGTAAATAGGTATTAAACAGACAAGGTGCTGAAAGTCTCAATTCTGAACAATTATTACTTGGAACATAGGCTGCTCCATATGTAATTTCTATACCGTCAGATTATTCTAATGACGCACAATTCATCAAAATGTACAATCCTTCTACAAAGAGTTATTATTTGTATGAAAGAATTGGTGATGTAAGAGCTGATAATGGAGACGGTAACGGGCCTATAATGAAGAACGTCTATCAAATAATACCAAAGTTAGGTGTGAAAACTGATAAGGTGACATATCACGAACTGTTCGATTCTTCGGAAGGCGAATCTATATTTGAACAAAATGCCACACCTGAAAATAGCACACTTACGGAAACTCAAATATCTCAGTTGGTTAATGTAGATACACCCAGATTTGTAGAACTGGTATAGTCTAAATTAAAACAACATTCTGCATATAAACAATTTGTTACAAAAGATGGTGAATTAAAGTACGACCGTTTAGTATACTACCCTCTTGAGCATGAAGGAATGTCTCAAAAAGATGATGCACACCTATCAGATGACGAGCAGTTTGTAGATAATATAGAGACGTTTGAAACTGAAGAATAGGCAATGGATGCGGCCATAGACGATTCAGACTTTGTCATAAATATTGGAAATGGCGCCGTAGAAGCGCTTAAATCTTATAAGACGGATAATTATACCTCCAAGGATATTGATGCGATTATAGAGCAAATAAATGGCATTCTACAGAGTTCTGAAGCACCTACTGACAACATGCTTGACAACATCAACATTTTAATTACAGTAGGTCCTGATATTCTGAATCAGAAGATGCCTAAAGATACTATTCGGCAAGCTATCGAAATAGAGAGTAATAGAGTACGAGATATGCTAATGTCTAATTTAGATACTCCTACACAACAACGTATTGAAATTGAACGACAGCTTGCGCAAACTAAAAAAATGTTTGAATCTGCCAAAGAGGGTACTGAATTATACGATTGGTTCAATAAGAAGGCAAATATGATTCGCTTTGGTGCATTTATAGATGCTTTATATAATAGACTTACAGGTTTATCTGAAATGATCAATATAAATGTCGTAGGTGAAAATTCTGCAAGCGAAGTGCTAATAATGCAGGCTAAACGTAGTGGTGTAAACTATACTTTGTACAATACTGGTAAATCTACTAATGATAATTCTTCTGTAGCAGACGATATGAATGTACCAGAAGATATGATCAATGGCTACTTAGAAGATTTATCTAATATAGCTAATAATATAAAGAAGAAAGTATAGAAAGAAGAAAGTAATATAGACAAACAAGTACAGTAGACTATACAAGAAGTTAAGGATAAAGATAGTAAATCTACCGAATAGTATTCTTGGGCCAGATATTCACGTAACGGTTATGAAGTATCTACAGCAGGAGATAGTAGGTTCTCTGCATTAACCGCTAAATTCAAACCTGGTACCATTATTGAAGGAATAGATGTCGGAGGTAAAACTATCGAATATGTTTATCAAAATATAATAAAAAAGAGCGGCAAAGGTAAAGCTCCAGCTAAAGACTCTATTATAAATAAACCTGTTAAAGAATCAGAACTTACTGGTAAAGCATTAAATGACCGTCTAAGTTCTGACAAATCTAACTGGTCATATAGAATAGGATATTTGCCGTTGTGGCAAGAATGGGCTAAACAGAATCCTGAATTAATTGCAGAACTTGCAGAAAAATCAAAAGGTAAAATTCTCACAGACAAGTTTGCAAAAACTCAAGTAAGTCAAGCTAGGGCTCTTGCTGAAATATTGAACAATTAGGCTTCTGATTAGAATTTGTTTAATGATGACATTACAATGAACGACGCTATGAATAATAGCGAAAAAGACGAAACAGATAATGTTAAGAAATATTGTAAAGGAGAATGATTATGAATGCATTTTGTCCAAATTTAAGTAATCCTCAAGTTAAGTAGGAATTTGAAGAGTTAGTATAGGCCGTTGGGGAAGATGCCGCATACTTTCTCTGGAACAAAAATAATGGATATAGCTTAGAGAGTGCCCCAAATGGGGCTCCCTCAAGGCTTTTTAAAGACCTTGTGGACTATTACTCAGGTGATAGGTAGAAAGCCATTCAGACGAAAGGAAAAACGTATCTACAGCAATTTAAAGATTAGTTTGGAGATTGGATGCACCCGTTTAGTCCGAATTTGGATGCTGTAGATTATAGTAAAGTAGATGTAGTATATGCGCGCAAACCCTGGAAAAACGATAGAAGTAAATCTAACGATAGTTGGAGAATATACCTAAAAGGATAGCATAATAAAGGGTACTTTGAACTTGTAAAAGATGAAGAGGGTATAAATTACTCTGTACATTTCAAAACATCTACAGAAAAGCATTTGAGTAAAGATACTAATGATTCTGTTACACAAACCAAATTTACGCCAGATCCTTCTACAAAAGAAGAAAGATCTTTATTATTCGATCAGTTAAGAAAACTTATACCGGATGGTGCAAATGTATCTACATGGGGAGAACTTTCACCTGGAGGTCCTATAGCTTTAGATAAAGTAGGAAAAGATTGGATTAAAGTTGGAGATCGCAAAGTTAAAACTAAAACTGGAGAACCTTTGACAATACCTATTTATCAAAAACCGTCAAACGTGTCTAAGGCAGTAGATGAAAACGGGGAACCTACAATTTAGAGCTTAAAATTACCAAAACGTGAATCTACAGAACATGTAGAAATATTTGATAAGTCTATACAAAAATTAACAGAATAGGTAAATCAGAGTAAATTTTTTGGTGAATACAGTGAAAAATTAGATCGTGGAGAATTTGTATCTAGTAAGGATGTTGTTCGTCATTTGATAAATAATGATTATATACCTGCAGACTTAAAATTATTATCTTCATTAATGGCTGTACATGACATTCCTGTAATGTATAATACAGATCAAAAAGAAGATATGACTACTTATATCACTAAAAAGGGTGAAATCATCATATCTATCAATCCGAACGCTATCAAGAATACAAGCAATAACTATGTATCTAGGACGTTTTTTCACGAGTTAGTACACGCTTTAACCGTTAGAGAATTAAATAATCCTAATAGCAATATTGGAAAAAACATTAGAGCGTTGTATGATAAACTGAAATCTCATTATACTTAGTATTTAGATCCTGCCAGTAGATTATATGGGTTACGTGATATAAATGAATTTGTTGCGGAATTTTTAACTAATGACCAATTTAAGAATCTAATGCTCGCTACTGCCAAGCACATGGACGAACGTGGAAGTAAGACAATTAGATAGAGGTTATAGAATTTTATAAATTCTGTTATTAAATGGCTATGCAACAAAACATTATTTAAGTCTAATCTTGATAAATTACAAACTCAAGAGTAGAACTTATTTAAGTATATGACTCAAATTGACCCTATAGAACGTGGTAATTTTAGCGTTAAAGATTTCAATACATTACTTAAAAACTCAAATCCGACATTAGATATTCATGAGAATATGCTAATCGATAAGAGAAATCTGTAGTTAGTATTAAACGATGCTGATGCGTATAACGCTATAGGTGATAGAATAACAAAAAAAGCATCTAATAAATTAAACAAGATACTCGACAAACACCCGGAATTGGAATCTAGGATAACTAGAAATACCACTATAGGGGATGAACGCAAAAAGCACCAATCGAGACTTGAACAAGACCCTGGTAAAAGATTGGATTATATTACAGAATCTATAGCGGACATGCTTGACATACGTATTAAAGCTGTATCTGCAACAGTGTCTGAAGAAGGACAAAGACAGCGTATTATTCAAGGACTACAAGCACAATCTGCAGCATTAAGAAGCGAAACTATAAACAAACTTTCAGCAATGTCTTACTTTTTGAATGATACATTTATAGAACTTATAAATGAAGCAAAGAAAGTAAATACAGCAGCCGAAGAAATTTATAGAAACGGATCGTCCAATATGAATAATTAGCAGTACATTTCTGAAATGCATGACTTTTTTGGAGTGTACCAGCAAATATTCAAAGAGTTTGATAAATTCATGGATTTGCCTGCTGCAGAATTATGGGTTGGGGAAAATATTAAAGAGGCTACAGGAGCGTTTAAAACGTTTTAGGATTTAAGATCACGATTGGATTTAGCTAAAAATATAGTAGATAAATCAATATCCATGCTTGATGATATTAATCAGAAAAATGTCATGGACACACTCCAAAATCTAGGAGAAAGTACTCATAATACTACAGAATTTAGTAATTATATTGATGAACAAATGGGGGATGTAATGACCGCATCTGATAGTGGTATAAAAGCTGTCATGGGGTCTGCTGATGCTTCTTCTGACATGTTGGTTAGATCTATAACTCATTTAATATCTAAAGCTACGAATCAAGCAGTAAGTGACGCGCTTACCCCAGGGAATAATTTATTAAATCTTCAGGCTAAACTTAAACATGGTCATAAATCTACAGATCTGTATGAACGAGACGATGATGGTAATTTCACAGGGAATTTAGTACGTAAATTGAATTACGGAAAATTTAGAAGAGATTACAAGAAATTCTTGAAGCAGTTGAATGCCAAATATTCTACAGAGGATGAACCATTAGCTCCAGATAATACAGTACCTCCTCAGAACGAGTTGAATAGAAAAGCGTGGGCTTTAGAAAGAAATGAATGGCTTTCTGCGCATTGTGAAAGAAAATTTACAAAAGAATATTATGAGCTATTCGCAAATCTTTCAGCTGCAACCTATAGAGCGCGTGCTGAGATACAAATGTCTATTCGTGAAATAAATCGTAAGTACTGGAATGAACAAAAAGGATATTACGATTATGAAACTGTACCTGAAGGAATGACTGAAGAACAGTTTATTAAGTAGAGAGATGAAGATTTTATTCGACTCAATGAGTTACAAGCCCAAAAGAAGCAACTCGCAAGTATATATGATTCCAGTGGAAATGAAAAACCGATAGGTACAGAACCACGTATTATAGCCGATGAATTGACAGAGCTTAATAAGAAATTGTATTCTACTAATAAAGCTGCTAGAGACATGAATCTATGGATGGAACTTAGAAATAAGATCATAGAGGAATGTGGTGGTGAAGCTGCTATGAAAAAAGGCCGTTATATAAACGATGGAGGTCGTACTATAAAGAACCCTGATTTCAATTGGAAAAAACTTGACGAATGGGATGCGAGAAATAGTAGAGTAACATTTAAACCTACTGCGGACGGTGAAGGAATACAATTATTTGCTGATATAGATGCTGAGAAAAATAAAATTCTTGAAAAGTATGGAGTTTCTCTAAATTATGGTGAAGAATACGAAAGTAATCAACAACAGATTAGAGATTTACTAAATCCGTATAGAAATAAGAATACTGGAGAAGTAGACAACTCTATATTACCTCAGTAGATTAAAAATAAAATACGTCAACTTAGTAAGAGAAATAATCAAATCAGAAAAAATGCTAAAGACGTACTTGTATATACAAGCTCTAACAGAATAGTAGAAGCAGCCTTGCAAAAGAAAATCAAAAAAGAACTTGCTGACGTATTTAACAGATTTGCGAAATCCGAATATACAAATCAATATTTACAAATGATGGATGCTGCAAGAAAACAAGACTTGCTCGATGCAGAAAAAAATGGAAGTATTGAAATGGAAGACATGTATTCGGCTCAGGTTGGCGGACCTAATATGCAAAGATTCTTGGCATCTACTGGGGATATGATATTTGATTTTGAAGGTAATTTTATTAAATTTATACCTTACCAGTATTATACTAAAGTAGTACCGTTGAATTACGATAAATATGTAGAAGTAGTACCCGGAGATAATTTCATTATACAAGACGAAGAATCGTCATTTGTAAATAAAAACTTTGATGAATCTGAAGGCGAGACATTAGTTCCTAAGAAATCTGGAGAATGGAATGGTGAAAAATTCTCATACGACAATTCCGAATAGTATGAAAAAGTATAGAAAAATAAAGACCTTAAAGATCTTTATGATGCTGTCTTAAAAATGAATGAAGAAGTATGTAGTATTTATTATAATCTTCCATTCTTAAGTAAATACAAATTGCCTAACATCGCAGGTGATAAGTATGATCAGGTCGGTAGACGTCACATGTTTACCAAACTCAAAGAAATGTTTACTCGTAATTTCAAAATTACTGAAAACGACTTCGACTATAGTAAAAAAGTTGCTACTAAACCAGACGGTTCTGCATTGAATTTTATACCACAACCATATACGGCAGAATTAGAAGATCCTTCTATGATTTCTGCAGATCTTGTCGGTATTACTTATCTTTATTATCTTAAAGCTCAAGAATATAAACAAAAAGAAAAAATATAGCCGCAATGTAATGCTATTTTAGACTATATTACCAATAGAAAATATAAGAGTAGTACAGGTAAAGTAAAAAGCGGTAAGGATACAAATTCATATAAATTGGCAAAACACGCAATAGAAACCAATTTGTATGAAATGAGTAATAAGAGTGCGTTCGGATCTAAAATAATATCTAAAACTATAGGTAATTTTAGAAGGCAAGCTTCCGCAATGAACTTAGGTCTTAATCCAAAAGTGGGCATTGTAGGTCTTTTGTCTACATGGTAGGCCCATCTTATGAACGCTATTATTGGTAAACGTTATAGCATAAAAGATGGTACTTATGCTGCTATGGAATTAATGTTGCAATTTGCAAAATCTATGTTTGGCCATAGATTGATCGGTAATAGGTCTCATATGTTACAATAGAATCTAAATGAATATTATAACCTTACCGGTTAGTCTATTAATAAATTTAGAAACACTAATAGAAACAGGTATGTCAACGCACTTATGCATAACTGGGTATATGGTATGATGACTACTTCAGACTGGATAATCAAAAGCCAAATACTCGACTCTGTACTACTTTCATTTAGATTTGTAGACGGAGAATTTATAACTAAAGATCAATTAGTATACAAATACTATAAACGTGATACATTTAATGGTGGAGAAGAATATCGTAGAAAGAAAAAAGAATATGACAAAGCTATAAGTCTTTACGCAGTATTAAAAAAGGCTCATAACACCAAGTCTACTTCTTCGGAAATGTTTGTTATACCTAAAGAGTATAAACAGGCTGCAGATGCTGTTAAAAACACAGTTATGAGTAGGGCATAGAAATTTTCTGCACAAGCTGATGGCACTATGACTCCAGCTCAAAAATCTTGGATATCTACAACATGGTGGGGTGCATTAATAATGATGCACAGACAATACTTACCTGTAATGATTCAAGAACGTTTTGGAGAATTAAAATATGATTTGGATACTCAGGAATATATATACGGTTCATTTAGGATGGTTGTAGATATGTTATTCAATCCTATAAAGGATGGGTGGAATGCGTATCAACTATTAAATAATGTACAAGATCCTGATAAGAAAGTATCCTTCTTTAAAAAAGCTAAAGCTGCATCTAAAGCGTTTGGAAGAGGTGTTGTTTTTGAAACTTCAAGATCTGTAGTAGATCCTATCAACAGGTGGGAGTTGAAACGTTTGCTTGCCGAAGTGACATTTCATAAATTAGTTGTTGTTCCCATAGTACTTTCTATGGTAGCAGCAGCAAATGATCCAGATAACGATGATAATTATTTGTTGCAATGGATTGCATATTGCTCCACAGCATTTATGTGGGAGTCGTTTACTCCGTATAGACCTGCAGATTTGTTTAACAACATTAAAAACGTCTCTGCAGCATCTTCTCTTCTCGATGCAATTGGACAATTTAGTATACAATTCCAATTCACAAACCCAGATATTTCCTTATCTTAGGCGTTCCTGAACGTCTTTGGTATAGATACTCAAACTGAGGAAGAGGAAGACAAGAATATCATTAAGTCCGGTGCATATAAAGGCTGGACTAAGAACCAAAGAGCTTGGTTTAAGATACTATTCCCATTCCATAATGTATATGAACAATATAAAAATTCTGAAGCTAAACGTAGATACTACGAGAAGCAAGTGATGAAACAATAATAAAAAAATTAAGGCGACTACTCTCACGAGCGGCCGCCTTTTTTATTGGAAGAAACTTTACGTACCCGTCCCAAAATGTAAACATACTTATCAATTCTGTTTGAGTTATAAATTCAAAAAGATATTTCTTTCTGGATTCACAAGTAACAAACGAATAACGTGGTATACTGAATTTTAATTCAAATACCTGTTTACTATTTTGGTATAAAATACGCGAACCTATTAAATTAGGTTCTTGTTCTGTTAAATATTTAAAATAACAGAATTTTTTGATAGACGTCTGAGATATGTCATAATATAAAAATAAATACTTACTTATTATACCATCAACAAATTTAACATCTATTAATGGCAAATAAGTAAGTATTTTATTTGTACTTATACATAAATCAGACATCCATATATCGTCATTATAATTATTTGGATTAAAATCTCTTATGTACATTCATGATTTTATTAAATAATTCGATTGGAAATTCTGCATCAAGACATTCTTCTACAATATCTTGTTCAAGATTTTCCGTATCAGGCTCTACTTGTTCAAGTACTCCAACTGTTTCAAGTGTTATACTTTCTATTGGCTCTAAATTATTTTTTGTATTTTCCATGATTGTTATAATTCTAATGTTTCACTTCCATCACCATCATAATATTCTTTATGATGATCCCAATTACCAGTAGTTTGATGCCAACGTATATCAGTTATTGCATCTACAATAATAGGTAATTTTTTCATCACCTGATCTATTGTAAAATTAAATACACGTATTTCATTATCTCCAATAGTATCTATAGCTATGATATAAAATTTAAATATCCATTCAGTGGAATCTAAATTTTTTTCATTATTTATATACCACGCTGCAGCTTCGTAATAAAAACATAATTGCCTTAAATAATCATATTCTTTCATACTTTCTTCAAAACAACCAATATGTACCGTAGTTTTTAAATCTACTATTGTACATATTTTATTTTCATAATCGAAGTTTATACTATCTAATAATGATTTACACGGTACTAATAAGAATTCCCAATTAATATGAAATTCATGATGCGTTTCGCCTTTATACGGATTCAATAACTCTTTAGCAAGTTTATGATTCTCTATATTATCACGTATATTTTCGAGCATTGCTACATCATATCGTGATATTTTAATCTTATGATTCTCATCTTTAAGATAAGCTATATAAGATTTAAGCGTAGAGGCCATTTCCTTTGCTTTAGAGAGCATCAAATCATCTGACTGGCCAATTGTACTATAGGCACCTTTATAAGCGTTTAGAAGGGCTAAATCAGGCTCTAATTCAACGCTATTGGCTACTAATTCACAGAACTTTTTCTGATTAACAGATTTAGGTTCTGTTATATCTAATTGTTCGTACGTTTCAGCAAACTCTTCAGGTTGTAATAGATACATATGTATCATTGTACCACGCTTCATAGCTGCTGTACCATCTTCTTCTGGAGGATTGGTAAGCATCTTATGAAGATAGGCTGGTCCATATTTAATGAACCAACCTATATTAGAATTACTGATACGCGTTAAATCCTCGTAATAGGACGTCGTTATTTCCATGCAATATTTAAATCATTAAACAATTCTGAGATAGAATCTTTAGGATTATTATTTACTTCAGTTACTAAAGCTATAATGTTATCATAACTTTTAGTTGTTATAGATTCAACACAATTAAGTATTTCATCTTTCTTAGATTTATTTTGAAGTAAATCATCTACAATCTCTTCAATTCTATCTTTTGTCAATCCTTCAAATATCTTATAATAACGTATACGAGAACAACGATCGATTAGATTTTCATTGGCAAAATCTACGTCATTACAAGTAAATACTACCAATTTCTTACAATTACCTTCAATTCCGTCAAGGAATGAAAGTAATAGTTTAGTATCCCAATAACGTGTATTCTTATCTATCTCGTCAAAAAGTATACATACCTCTTGTTGTACTTTAGAAAAGAATGTTGTAAGCCTATTTGCCGGAAACTGTTCATTTACTATAATGATGGGAACACCACTTTTAAGAGCTAATCGTTTAGCTGTAAGTGTTTTACCTGAACCTTTCATTCCAGATAATAATACACCAGTAGTGTTCTTATCAGTCGTATTGAAAGTGTTTAACACTTTATTTATAAACTTATCCATTTCTCCTGTATAACAGTGTTCCGGAAATACTGGTAAATCTACCTCATTTAAATAAGCTTGATTTTCCCAATCGTTCCAAAACAATTTATATGCTTTATCTAATGATAATGTATAATCAATACCTTCTGGTACAGGAGTAATAGTTGTTCCTACTTTTATAAAATTTGTGTTCATGACAATTTGCATTTAATGTCTTTTATCATTTCGTCTACTTGTTTGTGATTTCTCACTAAGTAACACTTCATCTTACTACGATGTCGTTTTAGGTAATGTTTGAATAACTTATAACGTAATGGGAATGATTCAGTCATCATACCCTTACATTCTACTACAAATCCTTTACCTATAAAATCAGGTAAATATGTAATAGGGCGTATTTTTTCGCCTAAATATTCAAACTTTGGTAAAAGAGTAAAATGCTTTGGCTCATATTTAACTGGTATACCAGCATTCATAAAAGCTTCATAAGTATATAATTCAAGTTTAGACCTAAACTTAATTCCATACTTATCGACCCTTGTCGCATTTTTAACTCTTCCTGTCATAACATTCTAATGTTTTATCTAACCATATTTTGACAATATCAAATCCATTATTTTTAACTGCATCTGATATATCTTTAGATTTGAATTTACGATGTACAAAGAATGCATTCAGTCCATACTGTTTACTGTATTCGCGAGCTTTTGTCATACCTGTACTATCTCTATCGTATAATATTAAGACATTCTTCCATTTTACTTTCAGTTTGTCTAATATTTCGATTGGTATGAATGTAGTTTCGCTTGAAGCAGAAATAGCATTATATCCCATCTCATATAGTACCATAACGTCTTTTAACGATTTCGTTATTATGAGAAGATTCCCACCTCTTTTGGGTAATTCAGCAAGCCCCTGAACATGGTAATTTGTCAGATTACTACGCCATTTAGTATATTTAGAGGCTAAAGGTCGATAAATCTTAAATTTATCAAACACTTTATATGCATACATGGGACTTGATTCTTTGTAGACTCCTCTGACGGTTCCATTACAAAGAAAATACTTTATGCTAAATACTTGATACTTATGTAAAGTATCTAAAGAAATATGATATTGAGACCAATAATTAATATCAGTTTGTGTAAACGATTGTCTTGCAATACCGATATCAGTTAAATGTTCTTTATCGTACTTCCTATTCTGCTTTAATACCCTTGTAGGATTTATCTTTCGTACAATTCGTAATAATTCTTTCTCTAATTCTTCATTAGAGTCAATATGATTATATAGTTTAACGAATGTTAACGAGTTTCCATATTGTCCACTACCTAAATCCTTAAACATCAAAGTATTATACTTACTCTGATATATACCAAATGATGGATTTTTATCATCTGGTCGTAAAGGACTATTGTATAGTCTACCAATACGGAAATTACCTAAGTAATACGAATAAATATCGTAGTCGTCCAACATTAGCAAAATATCTTTAACTGTATTTGTAATTGCTGTTTTTGTTGAATACATGATACTTAGATTTTTGTTAGTAGCTATGTGAGGACTCGAACCTCAATCGCGTCCACTTGCAGGGATCGCATCCTATTCCATTTAGAAGACATAGCTTATTTATCACACAGAATGTGCTGATTTCACTATACACCAAATTAACAAACAGTGATGTGTAGTTAATTTCCAAACGGGTTTTCACCGGACTCTTTTCTATGTGATAAATCGGTTATTTCCACATCCACCGAAAGTAGTAAGAGCCTTAAACACTTATGTATCCTCTTCGCCTACATTTTTTACTGTGTACGTTAAAATTATGATAGAGTTTAAATCCGTTTTATTTAACGTCAAAACGGTAAATCGTCATCAGAGTTAGTCTCATCAGCCGGAGTAGCATCGTTTACTGCGCTAAGCGGATCTGTCTTAGGAGTATCCTCTTTATCGACAGGTATATCTGGACGAACAGTTTTGTCACGACCAGTTAATACAATTCGAGACTCTTGTACAGTCATAGGTTCTACAAATATACCATTTTTAGATACACGTATAAAACCCTTATTGTCATAAACAACTTTCAAACGAAGTTTGGTATCTTTATTTACTCCATCCAAAGTAGTTTTAACCCAATTTATCATATCGACAAATGAGTTAAGTTCAACATCTGGTATTTCAGATATATAACATTTAATAATTTGCATTATACGTCCAAACTGACGGTCATCTTCTTTTTGAAGTTCAGCATCAGTCTTAACATACATACTTTTTTCATTTTTCCATTCAGTCATTTCAGCTGTTTTGCCATCTGCATCACTAAATGTAAAACGAATAAAGTCTTTACCTGTAGGAGATTTTGTTACTTCTACGTTACTCAATGTTACATTATCATTGATACCTGCGTTCATATATATTGAACCTGTTGATTCTATCGCTGTTTTAGTACTATACATAATTACTCGCCTTTATAAATTTTATCCCAATATGTTGTTATTGTTCCATTCTCATTACCTGTTGCAATAATAATATCCTGACCACGTAAATGAGGAGCTCTCGCTTCTTTAATTGTACCATCACCTCCTTTGAAACTAATATGTGTTTCGTTACCTTTACGATAAAGATAGCCTACAGCATCAGCTTCTCCGCAGACAATAGCACTTAGTTTTCCAACTAAATCTAAAGCCATTTCACTAAGTTCTTCTCCATTTTGTTCTATCTGAACATCTTTTACATGTCCTACCAAAATGAATTCATCACAAAGATCTTTGAACATGTCAATTACTTTACGTACAGCTTGACGAATAAACATATAACCACTACCATTAGGTAATGTACGTACATCATCTCCCTTATAGTTTTTACCCATAGGTGTCTGCATATAAAGCAATTTTGCATATGAAAGACAAATTTCTTCCAAACGAGTAGCATTATCAATTGTGATATGCTTATAAAAATTATGTCCTACTTCTTTATTCTTAGCTCGAATGGCTTGAGCAATTTCTCCTAATTCATTAACAGTACGTGCTTGTACAGCCATAGCGTCAATAAACTGACTACCTCCTTCAAGGTCTACAATCAGATTAGATTCAAGTTGTGCTAAACAACTTGTTTTACCTGCTTTAGGCCTTCCGTAGATAATCAGGAATTTAGGGTTTACCGAAACTGCTGGAATTTTACTTGTAGGTAATACCAAACTCATATTATGCTATTAAAATTGTTGCGTTATTGTTTTTCTTCTGAAGCTCAATTGTAATCTCTACAATATTCTTCTTACATTCCTCAGAAAGTGCATCATATACTTTCTTTGTAAAACCATTCAGCGGAATCAAATCATAACCAATTTGAATCTCATCAGAATACAACTTGACCGGCGTTCCGTCAGGAAGCTTAAAGTCATAATCCTTCTTAAACGGATGGTTTGCATAGAAATACTCAATACACTTCTTAATACCGTCGTACTCGGTATTCTTTGTATACGGATGCTCTATAGTGATATCGATGTCGATAGTCTTACTCTTAGGCGTCTTCGTAGTTATCGTCTCATTCTCAAACAGATCTGCGAGATATGGATTTGCTTTCAGCATATTAGTAAGTATAATGTTATCAAACATCTTAGAGAAATTGTTACCACTCTTTGCATCATTCTTCTTAGTCTTTATAGTCTTAAACGTATACGTCTTCATAATCTCAGCCTTTAAAATATTATACTTACGTCTCGATAAGATTATTATACATGAGTTCGTTTTCAAATTCGAGGATGCATGGTCTTCCAGCATCCCTATTTTTTAGTATATGTATATACACTTTGTTTTTTGTTGGCAAATGATCTGGACCATATTCATGTATATTTAATATTTCAGGTCTGTGTATTACTAATACATAATCACTTGCTTGAAATATCGAATCGGACGATGATAAATCACTTCTCATTGGATAATGTGCCAATGAATTATTTATCCTTTCTGGACTTTCTATATTACGATTCATTTGTGAAAGTTGTATGATACTTGTGAGTGGAAGTTTCTTTATTTGTATGAATACTTCTTGTAGTTCACTCATAGTTTCAATTGTTGTACCTACTCTTTTAGTAAGCAAAGTATGATCGTATATTATTACGAAATACTTATTCTTATCTTTCACATATTTATCGTAAAACGATAGAATTGTTTGTCTTACTTGCTCAGGGCTACCCGGATTATCTACAAAATAAATCGGATAATTCTTTAGTTGATTAGAAACATTGATGACCTTTTGGTACGTATCGTCATCGAGGTCCTGATGAGAACTATACAAATCAGAAGTCGTTCTCCGCAACTTATTTGAGAGCGTTCTTCCTATCTGCCTAAATCCAACCATTTCTAAAGAAAAAGTTAAGACTACAATATCCCTATTAGGATTAAGATCAATTAAATCAGTTTGGATCAAGTTTGCTACAGAACTCTTTCCGCTTCCAGAAATACCAGCTATGGTATATACGGTATTTGGTTCAATACCTCCCATACAACATCTATTTAGTTTCTTCCAGCGTGTAGCTAATGAAATTACATTATGATCTTTACGAGCTTTAATATAATTAAGTGCTTCATTTGCTACTACTGAAATGGGTCTTATCGGTAAATTAAAGTAGCTCTGTTCCATAAGACTTCTCCTTCATAGATTGTTGATACTGTATTTCTTCCTCAATCGCCTCCCAACTATGTTCTTGTAACCAACGGTACATCGTTTTCATAAAACCTAATTCACCTGCAAGTGTTTTCTTTTGCACTTCAAAATTCAAACACTCGAGTAAATGTTTCGCATTTGATTCAAGACCTTGTGTATAGTCATTGAATATTTTACGACATTTATTTTTATTAGTTCTTAGAAATGATTTTAAACCATTTTTACGAGTAACATATATTGGATACGCATCATAAAATGTATCAAACCAGTCTTTTTTAGGTTCTAATAAACTTAATAAATACTGACTTGGATCATAATACGTAAATCCACGTCTCTCCATCGACGTGATGAGGTTCTTTTGAATTAAGTATGATATTTCGTCGTCACTTATAAGGCTGACTAACTTGTGAACGTCTTGATCATTATATTTTTGATTCTTATTCAATACCATACTAAGGAAGACTAACTGATTTAAATTGATTTGTTCTGGAATAATATCCAGTAAATTGGTGTTTAGTTCAATAATCATCTCTTATACTCTATTGGTTAACAAGCGATATTGTACTATGTAAATAAGTCTAATTGTCTACATTTTAACTCGTTTACTATTTTACGTGCTTCGCTTATATAATAAGCGTAATTTATTTTTTTATCTGCGGTACTTGTGTTATCTATTTTATTTAATATAGTTACACCGGATTTGGTTAACATGTTGGCATACTTTAGTTCGCTATTTTCTTCTTTTACTTTGTATAACCAATATCCGTTAGTACTTGCATAATATCTATTAATTCGCGTAATGTATTTATTATTGTATTCTACTTTAAATTGTTTAGAAACTCGTTGTCCCATAACAAAATCGTAGATATCGTTACATTCACGAATTGTAGTTTCAAGTGGAATATTATAAAGGAAATAGTTTATCACAGCCTTCGGTATAATTACCGGTGATAGTCCTTTACCCAAGACAGGCTTTGTAATAAACATTCCCTTTTTTTCTATCAGTTCTTCGTTTTTCGTACTGGAAAAACCGTCTTTGACACCGAAATAATCATTGACTGCGTACTGATAAAACGCTTCATAGCGGTCCGCTTCAAAAGAGAGTTTTGTCAATTGTTCAAGTTCAGATACCGATTCCATTATATCCGATTCTCGATCTTTCTTTGCAATAAACATTACTCCATCTGTATTTACTTGTATAATTTTACAGTCACGTTCCAGTAATCTATCTACAAGCATTAATAGTATCAATTGTCCGTTGATACGTATTTTAAATACACTTTTTGGATCGTACATCCAAGAAGTCTCTTGTTGCATTTTTCCTGTAACAGAGTTAAGAACCAATTTTAACGCAAGATTCTTAAGTTTCTGCCCGCTATGCTTGGCATGTATTCTCTCATGGTAAATTTGAGTATATACATCCAGGCCTGCTTTACCCAATTGAGTAGGAAACCACCCATACTGCACGATGAAACTTGGATACATAGATGCGACATCTAAATGTCCTATATATTCATCTTTTTTGGGAACGAATATCTCTGGAGTATTAATGGAATGTATACCACCAACACCTACAGAATACCGCATATTCGAGATAACGAACTTATTCTCGTAGCCTTTACGTTCTTTAGAAGTCACTACCTGCGTTTTCATGTCTTCAAGAACTTTTTGTAATATCGGATTTTTATATTGTATTATAGGTAAAACAACGTCTTTCAATGGAATCATGTCCATTGGAGAACGCATTTGTTCCAGTTGTTTTTTGTCTATATTTAACTCTTCACAGACTTTTTTAGCCAGAATTGTTTCTCCAAACTTTACGCTATCCATTGAAAGAGCGTTAAAGCCATATTCTTGTTCAATAAAAAGACGTAGATCTATTTCTCCTTTGTTACTTAATGTATTAAATAAAGAAGTCGTAGATTCTACGTCATTGATATTGTACTGAATTATTTTTTTAATGTCGTCTTTAGTTATATAATCATTAAAATCTCCCTCATATTCTTGTACATTAGGATATTTCATCGTCAATTGCATTTCTTTTAATCCTACTCTTAATTTACTACTAAACATCATAGTAAGTAAATCCATAGAATCGAAATAGTTTGCATATTTCCATCGTTTTACTTTATCTATATCTTCACTAATTATACATTGTGATAACTTAAATATAGATTGTGTTACATTTTCGTAATGCAGTTCTTGCATACGATTATGATAATCAATAATATAATTAATTACCACATCATCATAATGACGATTATTGTATCCACAAAGCATTATATCTTCAGTTAAGAAATAATCAGTAATCATTCCCGCATCATTTCTCTGATAAGATATTTCAAACGTTTTCAATTCGTTAGATTCAGTATCTTTACATGTACAACAAAAATAATTAGGAAATGACTCAATATCATATATAACTACTTTTTTGTTGTGGATAATCATGATTCAAAGATTCTAAGATTAAAAATGGTAATACGATTCTCACGAACAGTATTACCCAAACAATTAGTCAATAATAAAACACAAAAACTAAACTAACATTTGTAGCTCCAGCGAGACTCGAACTCGCACGTCCCTTACGGAACACAACATTTTAAGTGTTGGATGTCTACCAATTTCATCATGGAGCCTTACCAGGTTACACCCAACAACCTACGTGATTGTTAGTAGTCATAACCTTAAGACAAATAAAATCATCATTAAATATACGCTTCATACGTGTTTGATATTCCATCAATTTATTCCATAAAAGTTTATTCACGTTTTTGAGAGTATAGAATGATGGTTTTGTATTTATGATTTGACGGGCATCTTTAACATACCCGATAAGTTTCTCTTTTATAATCTCTGGTGTAGAGTAATATCGTACATATATTGGACGATATATTGGATCAGGATACTTTTTAGATAAGTATTCCCTGATTTGTTCACGTTTCTTTTCCATCTTATCAGTAAATGCTTGAATTATACTGCGTGGAAATAGATCGTTTCGCAATTGTTCGTACGTCGGTTTATTTTCTTTTTCCCAACGGTCGATTTTATGCTGTTCCAGCATATTCATACGTTCCGCATAGTCTAACTTATGATTTTCCTTCGCAGACCATATTTTTTGTATTTCTTTCTTGGTTAAATTAGGATATAACTCATATGTATCACAAGTTGTATCGTCAGGAATATGCGTATAATCACGTATACCTCGTATGTTTACTGTCTTAAGACGTATATACGCCATTATTAGGGCTTTACTTATACTTATTTTATAAAGATATTGTAAATTATACTTCTTAAGAAGGTTGTCTATACCAAGATAGGGTATATCATTAACGAAAGAATTGGCATGTTTGGTTGCTAAAAATTTGTTAAATTTTAACTCAATCGTATCTGTTTTGTATATGCGGTTTACTTTATTATTTATCTTACTCATATTGATTATGCTTTAAAGGTTAAACAAATTCGATTTAAGGCCATTTCCTTGCGTTCTGACGGGCTTATGGCTAAAGTATGGTAGATTGTTCAGAAGAGGCAAAGAAAGGCCTTTAAATCGAAAATAAAACGGTGATTTGAATACGGAATTTAACCGTAATTTCTTATGTTACACAACATAAGCGTGCTCTGACATATTGAAAGTATTATCAAACCGTAAAAGAAACTACACATAAAACAATGTATGTCATCTTCGTTGCCAACCAACTATCACCGTAGTAACTATATCCGGACTCGAACCGGCTTCGTAACATGTACGCTGCCCATATCGCATTATAGTATAGTATTTATTTATTATGCTGTTATAAAGTTCTTAAATTCATCAGTATTGTCTACTTCAAGAGTAGTATCATCGTTAAACTTAGCTATATCAGCGTCAAGCTTGTTAATATCAAGTTGAAGCTTTTGCTTAATCGATGTAATTTTTGCTGACGTGAATGTTTCAATCTTACCTGTTCCTTTAATTCCAGCTTTAGCTTTCGTTGCGGGATTGATAGTATGCTTCTTGAGTATTTCTTCCCACTGAGCGAGCTGCTCTTTCTTTTCACAAGCAAGATATATCGTATAATAATGCGTTTTCTTAGCATCATCATAATTAAACTTAGTTATACCATTATTAATGGCATTCAACATAAGCTTAATTTTTATTAGCGTATCAGTCATTTGAAGTATCTCATTATGAAGAGCCTTGAGGTCAAAACCAGAGCCCATACCTGCAGCCTTAGCCTTCTTAGTCATAATGTTCTCAGACTTAATTATACGCCAATACTTTGTCTTTGTTTTACAAATCTTATCGCGAAGTGCAATAATATCCTTAGAGTTCAATTTCATTGATTTCATATAGTTTGATTTTTAATTAAACATAAAATAACCAACGAATTTGAAAAGATCATTTACCAATAGTGGAGAATATAGGAATTGAACCTATGTTAGCCTGGTTACTATTTCTCCATAAATATCCCCAGGGCCATTTGGCCCCGAGGATAGACGATATGTAGTTATTAATGATTTTTCGTGTAAAACATTACCTTCGTTTCAATTGCGATTAATCATCTTCACCGTACCAATTGACATCTTTAATTCCAATTTTGATTTTACAAAGAGGGTCTCCTGACCCCGGTAACCTAACTATTTTGATTCCGTCTTTGGATTTGATGTCAATATGCCTACTCTTAGGTAGTTTATCGCTTACAGAGAATCCTTGAGTGTTCAAGGAAGATTGTACACCATATCGAGCTGCATCGAATAGTCGATCTACGACCATATCGTACTGCTCTTCCATTATAGCATTCTTAATGACTTCTTCACTTAATCCCTTTAGAATAATGTCATTAATATTACGTTTTTGACCAGAGAGTGCAGCAACTGTTTTAAAAGCAAAGTCTGTGAAAGATATTGTAATCTGATCGCCGATGAGTTTATTCCACCAAAGACACCTTGTCTTCCCAAAAGTGATTGACCCATCATTGTTTATAGTTACAGTACTATACAGTTCTTTTTTGGTATCATCAATCAAGTTCCTTCTGATCGAATCATCCATGAACAGTATTTCGATTTCTTTCTTACTCCGCTCACTTAGTTGCTTACTCACTTACGTTAATGTTAAGTTTAACTTGTGATTTCTCCTGATCAAGCTGCTTATAATAGTCGTTTACGCTCGATATGTTATAATCAGCAGTACTACTGATCATCTCCTTCATCTTAGTAAGATCGGAGATAAGACTCTCAATACGAGAGATCTCATTCTTATTGCACGGATTCAGCGCTTCAACAAGCTTTCGAGCATTTGCGAAATAAGTCGCAGTGGAGTCTTTCTTGTTGATAGCGTCGGCAATATTGTCAGTAGTTACTTCCTTTGTAAATTTGTTGTTGTCGATAGGGCACCGAACTTCAATACTTTCTCCGGAATCATCGGCTTGCCCTTTATTGATAACAATTACGTTTGTACCGTCGATATCCTTTTCAAGATTCAAGCCGGTAATGTCGATAGGTATAATTTTGTACCTATATGGTGTACGATTTGTTATCAAACCATTGTTTTCCTGAGCGTCCCGTAACTTAGCATTGAAGTCGAGAGAACAAGGCAATTTTGCAGCCTTATAAATACGATGGCCATACAATGAACCAAAAGTCGCAATTGAAACGCGGTTGTCTTCTACAACCCGAACATTAACATTAATTTTATCCATATTTCTATCCTATTTGATATCGTGGTTGATTCCACCAACGATAGAATTATACTTATTGTCCAATCAGCTTGGACTGAGCTTTAAAATGTTTTTTTTATTCCAGAGTTATTTCTTAATATACTCGACTGTATTCAAAATCTCGCTTTAATACAATACGAATTTCTATAAAAATAGTCGGGGAATCCAACGGTAGGATATATCTTTGCCCCTTTTCATATTAACCATATTCCAGGAAAGCTGGGAAACTTATATTTACACTTCATGTGTTAACTCTTTTTGGAATAGAATATCTGAACTAAAATATTTGTGTCGGTAATTGATAACCATTGTTTCTGGAATCGAGATTATCTTTTACCGACATTGTTAAACCCACAAAAATAAGCTTAATATCTTCGTTCCTAAGCTTGGATATTAAGTGTTTTATAGGAGTGGTCATTCTCCACTGCTGTACAGTCTTACGATACTGATTAGGCGCAGTTACCCCTGTTCTTCCCTTTACTTGTGGCAGGTAGAACAATCAATAGTCTCCACGTACTTTTAACGTAAAATTCCAAACGTTTCATTATCGAACACTCTCGCCTTCAGGGGGTATCTACGAGTCTACGGTCATTTTCGACGGAAAATGTTACCAAAACCAACTTTATTTATAGTACACGAATACGTCAGATTTCAACTGAATACATACTTAATAGTTATCACCCACTAATATTTTCTTCACGTATAGAGACAGTATACGCAAAGGTCGGATTCGGCACCGACGCGCATACGCTTACTGCACTGCGACTACGAATATTAGCTGCCTACTTATTGTTCTGTATAGGTTCTGTCTTTAGGTTTACGTTATGTGTTGCGCACATAACTTTAGCCTGACTACCACATAACGGTTGGTACTCGAACTTTCCGGGAGTTACTCCTTACTTACAACGTAAGACTTTCACATCCGGAGGACATCAATTTTTGTTAAACAATGTGAACATGGTGTACTTAATATGTAGCTTTCTTCCTACACCGTAATGAATAATCTTTTCTTTACTCCCATACTCTATTATACGCACTATTATTATGTGTAATAACTATCATTATTCCTTAGTGTAATAGGTTCTTTTTCTTTACATAGAGAATAATAGATATTGTATAATGTTATGAATATATCGGTAAATATTGATTATAACATTTTTATTGGCATTAACGGAGGTCAATCATAGCTGGCGTGATATGTCTCGAATCAATTAATGTATGCTTATTTCTTTTGGCCACACAAACATTAAAGTGGCTTCTTTTGACTGTCGAGTAGTCATCTTAAACATCTATTTCATACATTTCTGTATTGCTTATGTACAGTCATGTAATCCTATCCTCAGTCCTATGAACGCGGACTCTGGACGCTATACATTTGCCCCATGTATCTGGTCATTCCACTTTTATATCCCGCATGAACGACCAAGGCCTGGCGGTCTATCTCATAATAGGACAATAGTTTTCTCAGCCATTGATTTTTACCGTATCCCTGAATCCTTTGATGGCTCAAAAGACTACTGAATCGAACAGTACGGATTTAATTTTAGACACTGTATTTACGATACAGCTTGATCTATTTGACATACTCTGATCTTAATCACAGAATATCTATCAAGTCCTTCTCTATCGCTACCCTATTCCCTAATAATTTAAGCACCTTTATACACGCTTTGGAGACGTGAAACACTATGCTGAGCAATGGTACATCATATGGTTTGGAAGCATATGATTTCAACACTTGTATCGTTACCAATATAGTTGTACCTAACTATAAAGAGTATTAGCTACGGATCGTTTTGCATGATTATCAACTCACGACTTATACGTCTTCCTTAGAATGTATATCTCCAGACGGTTCTCATATACATAATGTTAGGGTTGATACAACGCTCTCCCTACTGATATATTGTTTTTCACGCAATATATCTTTCGTGGTACCTTTTGAGTAATCTCACCCGTTGAGCGGGCTAACATATTCTCCCACCAAGTTAATGTTTTCGGTAGATCGGCGGGCTAATGAGACCCGTAGCGACTATTCTTTGTATTCGACAGGACGCACCGTAATACTGTCGGGAATTTCTATCGGCTTTTGGACTTGTGTACTATCACCATGAATAACAATACACATCGTTGAGTCCTGGGATGATTCCTTCCGATCCCTTAGGATAATTGTTGTCACTACGGGCACATACAACGTGTCACGTACTGCATAAGGTATCCTTACTTCCTTAACTTTTTGTTTATAGTGATTCTTCTTGCATGGTATAATACTGTCTTTAGTCATAAAGATTGTATCATACTTGATCTTAGGCAATTGAAGATCTCGCGGCATGTATGTAAATACAGGTGCCGCTTTAGCTGTTACTGCGGGACTTTTATTGTTTAATCCCACTACAGCACCAAATATTGCTAAGCATAGGCAGCTCAGCATTGTACTAAATTTTCTCATTTTGATAATGATTTAAGTTATTTTTCCATGTCTAAGCAGTTACTGATGAATTCTTTAGCTCTATTGAAACGTCTCCCAATAGAATCTTTGATATCATCAACGACTAATTGTACGTGTCTTTTCTTTCTATCTCGACGTAACTGCGTTAGGCATTTTTTGCTTCTTCTTTTTTCTCTTCTTGTGCAGCTTCTACAGCGGCTTTACGTTTTTCTTCAAGTTCCTCTTTAGTGTACTGTACAAGTTCAGAGATGTTTGTCTCAGAGTAGTTCAAATTACGAGTTCCCTCTTCCTTGAACATGTTTAGAATGATACCGGCACGTTGCTGAATGTTGGTATCCAAGTTCTTGAATACTTCACGACTCTTGTTGGGATAATAGCGATCGCGAATTCGCTGATATATCTTACTAAGAACCGGATCATCGTTTTCAAGACCTGTGATTAGATTTTCAACAATTCCGCTGTCATTTGATGTAATCCAATCTATGCAGCTTTCATAGTGTTGGATAGCAGCTTCGTACTTAGCTTTGATGTCCTTATAATCCTTGGCCTTTGGATCAAGGGCTTCCATATTAGCTTTTTCCTTAGCAATACAATCCTTAGCTACGAATATAGCGATAGATTTAGTTGCATCAGCAATAGACTGATCATCCCATTCTACAGTTCCGTCGTCTTTGGTCATAGACTTACGCATAATGCAGAAAGCTGTAATAGGGGATTTTTCCAGACCAATTGTGGAAACCAGCCCACGACCAATCCCGTGAAGAAGAAATGTAGGCTTAACGTGACTAAATGCCATTTCAAGCCACTGACCAGTAGTGTAGTCATCATACTTCAACTTAGCTTCTGCAGCATTTTCTGCTTTATCTGCAATAGCCATGCTATAAGAACGCATGAAATCTACTACAGAAACAAGTGTATCCTTGATCTTTGATGTTTTGGGTCCCTGGATCAAGAGATACGATAAAGCTTTATTCAAAGCCTCGTCATCCATGTTTGCTACTTTAACAGGATCGAGTTCCGGCTTTTCATCGATGATTTCTTTTTCCTTTTTAAGCTCTTCTTTTGTTTCCTTGCTCATGCGGATTTGCTCCTTGCTCACTTCAACTTTGCCTTCTTCGTTAACAGGTAAGTTCTTTACGTTTGGTAAAGTTATACCCATTTCCTTAGCAGCAATAACAAGTTGCGGATACATAGTGTGATTCAGTATCACACTGAATGAACCTTCTCCATATGCTGCCTCATCGGCTAACGCTGAAACAATTCCGGCTGCCATGATCTTATCCATAGAGTCAAGGAAATCTACAGTATACTTTCTCGGAGCATCCGGATCTTCCTTAAACATCTTATGAGCAAGACTTAACAAATCTACTCGATGGTTTGCGTCAAGGCTTGAATGTGTCGTCCCAGCCATGTTCTTTGCTGTAATTTTTGTAGGATTAACAGCCTCAGCTGCTACTGTCTCTACAATTGTCTCCTCTGTAGGAGGTACTACCGTTTTTGGTTTCTGCTGCGTCTTCTGCTTAGCAGCAAGATTTCCGTTTTTCTTTGCCATTTTTGATAAATGTTTAAAAGTTAATATTTATGTTTTGCTGATGACTTCCCCCTTTCAGAAGCCTTGTTAGTTACATAAATAATCCCTTCATGATGTATCTATATAACCAGGTTTTTGTCTCGGCTTAAAGAAGCCAGACTTACTTGGAACTGAAGTAAACGCAACTGCACCAGTATTTTCATACTGTTTAGTCATTTCTACCCACGGTTCCTCAAACGAAATATTTTCTGGTTTGTGTTCAAACAGCAGAAAATCTGTTGTGAGGATACCGTTGTCGGTAGAAACTGTGCTTACGTTAACTTGCTCGTCGTTACCAATATTGGCAGCAACTGTTCCTCCTATAAATCCACTCATCATAGAGATAAGTAGAATCCAGAATAACTTGTTACTTCCGTTATAACGTGCTATCAGGAATATACAAGTTAATCCTAAAAAGAACAAAAGTAAGTTTAACATAGCTTTAATTTGTTTTTTATTTGGTTACGTGATCGGCACAGAGCTGACTTTATAGTTCCTTCTGGCATGCCGGTTTTCATTTGTATTTGTGGAATAGTCAGATTGTAAATATAAAATAATTTACATACTGTACGAGAGGTTTTAGATAAACTATTAATGATGTTTAATACATCATCATAGATTTCCTTCATATCAGAACCATAAAGACTATCTAATTCTTTATTGGTTAACTGAATGTTTTGTTCTGTGTCATCAATTGACACCATTTTCTTTTTAACAGATCTGATATAATCAATAGCTGTACGTTTAGTTAACGTAGTAATCCATCCTTTAAAGTTGTTATAATCTTTAAATTTGTCAAGATTGTTGTAGATTTTTACAAATACAACATTAGCTAAATCATTAGCTTCATCCTCATCCTGTAAGTATACAACTAATATTCTTTCGATATAGTTTTTATACTTATAGAATATAGTATTAAAAGCTTTAATCGATCCGTTTTGAGCTTGTTTGATAGTCTCAATTTCTTTTTTACTGAGGCTATCCATCTTTTTCTACATTAAAATGGTAATTCGCTTTCAAGGATCGCATAGTATTCTGTATGAATATTCCGTGTTAAATTGGAATGTATTTCGATTTTAGATATTTGGTCTAAATCGATTTTATTCAACATACCTGTTGCGATTCTTAGTTTAACGTTAATTGTTTTTAAATTGTCAATATCGATAGTCCTTACAATATTATAGTTTACCCATTCAACAAGCTTTCTCAATTGTGGATGGGTTAAACATTGCGTTATGGAGAAGGGACTAACACAATAACTACAATTTTGTAATTCGTATCGATATTGACTCCATACCAACCTGTTCCATTCGTACGATTCCTTTAATGTAGGATTGGCACTATACCGTCGTAATAGATTAGGTAGTAACATGTTTAGATTCTTTGTCGAATTTATTAATTAAATCGATCGTTTGTGACATGGTTAACTTATATTCATAAGATAATGCTCTAAGAATCTTAGAAGGAGCGACTCCACTTTGTACTAACCTGAAATAAGTACTACGTATATGTAATACTTCATCAGTACTTAGGTCCAAGTCACCATCACACTTAAAAGCAAGCTTAGGAAATACGTCCATGTTAATTAATTTTCCCAATTGTATAAATTTCCATTTTTCAGGAAATATTATCATGTTTTCGAGGACATTTTTGGGAGTTTCCGAGAGAGAATTACCTTCAATTAAATTTGAAAGGTAAAGAGCTTTACCAACAATTAAAGTTGGAAACATACCTGTTAGTTTAAACAGGACAACATCGGTGTTTCGCTGAGCTACATATAATCCCGGCGATTCTGGAAAGAAATTATTACTTTGTTCCATAATAAATGTGTTTATTCTTGATCATAAACGTTAATAGTTTCCTATCTATGCGTGGATACTTTTTACACAATTCTTCTAATATTTCTTCAGAAGAATGTATCTTAATAATATCCTGCAATGTATCATAGATAAATATTTGATTCTTAGAGAACCAATCTACCCATTTCTGTACATTTTTCCACATGTTATATTCTTCACGATTTTCACCGAATAAGAATCCATCAGGATCTATAGTAGTCCAAAATGAACATGTTACACCACAATTCTTTTTACGACCAGTAATAAACTTACATATATCAGAACGCAAAGGTTTCGGAGTAGTAGCGATATTTTCTGCATACGCTTTTTCTATCCACCGATTCTTAACTTTACACCATAATAGTGCTAAGTTCCATGAGGGTAGTAATCTATCCCTCAACATTGCTTTATACCCTTTATTCATAAAACTATAAGTTTAGTAGAGTTGGGGGAATCGAACCCCCAGTTACCATAACTCTTACCACTGTTTTTGGTAATCAGGTACAGCTACCTGATGACACATCTCACGCTACGCGAGTGTAATCAACAATGTTATTTACATTGCCATTTATTTATGCATCCGTTCCCATCATACTTATCTCCTATGCCGTCTAACTCTATTTCAGGCCCGTGTTAAACCAGGAGAACTTCACAGCGGTCCTGGGCCATTGAATAAACCTGTCTGTTATGCGAAAGTGGACCTGGAGGTTACCGCCACCTCGTCCGACATATTTGCATCATACTCAAGCGGGAGGATTTGTGGGCAAGTTAAGTAGCAAGCTTAAAATGCCCTATAACGCCGTTTATTTGCGCTCTAATCGCTTCATTTCCTGTTTATGGGTAGCTAATCCATATGCAGTTTTTGAGGCTTTCAGAACGCAAATAAAGCTGGCGTATATTTATTGTTTTTTATGCGCACATATTCACATATATACACAATAATCCCATTGTTCTCAGACTATAGGGGTTGTGGTAAAAAGTCCTTGATATAATAATCTGACTATGATGTTCTACGACCTAATACGCACCACAGTGACTCAAAGGTTCACAGATTATAATACTTGAGATATAAACACATAGTTTATTCTCCCTGTTTTGAGAGCTTTACGCCCAAACGTGGCTCTATGGCTCTTGTTCTGATGTTAATTCATCGATAACTTTAAAGGAATTACGAACACGTATGTAGTTCCACCTTTATTAAGTATCTCGTGGTTTCAAGACTCTTGAGATGGACGATTTGTTGTGCTACGCATGATTAATTATCCCATTCGTAACAGTAGTAGCTCGGATATTGGAAGCGAAGCTCCTTCAGTTCGTCACTGTACTGACGATCAGAATCACGGAATGCTTCATTCTTCTTCTTAGTTATCTCGCGACGTTTTTCCTCATACTGGAAGATAGTCAACGTCGGAGCCACTACTTCACCTTTTTCGTTGGTGTATCCAGTCAGCTGGTTAAGCAACTCTTTGGTTTCCTTCAGATAGTCCTTGGTCGCATTAGCTTCGCGACGACGTGCACGCAACATGAGGCGAGCTTTCAAGTTGATGTACTCAGCTTCAGCGATCTTACGTTTCTTTTCTTCGATGAGACGCTTGTTCTGTTCGTCTTTCAACTGTTGTTTCGCCAGTTCAGCAATGTTTGCTTCGCCGATGTTCTTGTTTCTAATCTCATCGATTACGTTGTCCTCCTGTATTTCAGCTGAGGGGTTCTCTACTTGAGGTTTCTGTACTGCAGGCTGAGCTGCTGCTGCCGGTTTTGCATTGTTCTTTGCCATTTTGATAATGTTTTAAAAGTGTTAAACTTATGTTAATTAACTCAATTTTCTTGTGTAATTGCACTACATGTCCATCCTCCCAACTCAACAAACTTAAAAGGAGCGTTCTCTCTTGGCTGTAGCAGATACTTTCCTTTTTTAAAGTTCTCTATAGCTCTCCTTGCATTTCGTGCTTCATTGAGTGTATGATATTTATGAGTAGCAACTTTTTTGCTTTTGTTATTGTCTACTTTTTTGTAGACATCAAAACTATACCACATCGTCTTTGTATTTATATTTTTCTCGTTTATATGGTTTTAACTCACACTTATGACGTTTTGAACGTCTTGTCTTTTTTAGAGGTGGATATGACTCCTCATGTTCATCTTTTTGCCAAGTCTCCGTTTTCATCGAAAAATTTATAATATATTTTACTAACGATGTTACTCATTTCGTCGTCATATCCATAACGAGCGGCTGTTTCAGAGTGATAGTGTTTATGACGTATTAAACTGTTCAACAGATTCACGAAATCGTTATCTGATTGAATGTTTTTACCATGTTTGGTACGTTCATAAATACCTGCGAGATCAGATGTAAGCTGAATTATTACGGACATCTTGTTATTCATATCGTACCTTTTAGCAAGTGCCTTAATAGTACGATCTCCCAACATCTCTCGGGATGGTTTGGGATTAGAATGTTCGTTGATAATTTGCTTAGCTACAATTTTAGCCAATTGCTCTTCATCAATGGTGTGTATTACTACATCATCAGGATGAGCAAATGCCGTTTTGGCGATAATATTGTGAATATCCACAATAGATTTGTCCGGTAGTTCGTTACCGTTGAATACTACTATTAACATTCGTTGTTCCATCTTTTGTTACGTTTAAGTTGTTATTTTTTGAACCTATTTTGAAGATTGTGTCACTTTTGGATATCGGTGGAGTATTGTTCGGTTCGTTTAAATATTGATATACACGCTGATATGATTGGTCATATTCTTTTAAGAATAATTTCCAATCAATATATCCTTCTCGGTGTATGACAACTTTAGCCATTTCATTAATCTCACTTAATGTGAGACTATTTGTAATAGCTACGTAACGTTGATGTTCACGATTTGTGAGTATGTCGTTGATGAAACCTTCTGAGTCTTTAAACACAGGATTGTTAATTTCATCAGCAACTTGTTTCACAATTTTATCAACTTGTTGCTGTTCTGCTTTCATTTCAGCGTTTCGCTTACTTTGACTTTCACACGACGCAATTAATATTGCAAACAGTGCAATTAATAAAGATGCAAATACTTTTTTCATTTTGATAATGATTTTTAAATGTTATTAAATGCAACGATCGCAGTCTTCTTCTTCATCGCCGTATTCTTCTCCATACGCGAGAATGTCTTCAAGTTGTCCTTTACTAACATCTTGTAAAAGATGACTTTCATTATGAACACATCTGATTATGATGTCTCCATTTGTTTGTACCGTGATCGAAATAATGGTATCCATTGCTATGTACACAATTTCACCATCATGTCCGATAATTTTAATGAAATCTTCCGATTGACCATTAAAACATGAAATCTTTTTTACTTTCATTTTGATAATGATTTAAGTTAAACTTTTTGTTAATTAACACTTATTTAGTCATCAGTATTTTCCAAGACTTTGAACTTGCACGTGGTTAACGTGGTTACTTTACTAAATCGGAAGCATTTTACGCTTCTAAATTTATACTCTGGGAGTAGAGTTTGATACTCTACCCCCTTTGAGTTAATCTTGAAATAAACTACAAGCACAAATCACACCTATTAATATCCATATAATTGCACCACCAATTAATAATACTATTCCAGCTGTTGGTATTGACATCGTAACTGAATAGAATATTAATATCGTAGCAATTATTATAGATATAAGTAAACTTATCGCCTTAACAATTGTCTTCATTGTTCTGTAATTTATGTAATTTACTTAAACCACTTTCGGTTATAAAGTAGTTTTCATTGTCTGATGAGCAATATTTACGCATATCTCCTAATTCATATTCATTAGTAGACAATACACATATCATATTATCATCAGCTTCTTTGTAGTTACATAAGATTAATTTATTATCATGACATAGTTTCTCTAATTTATGTAAATCAGCATGAAATCTACGCTTGACAACTTCATCAATCTTTTGTACTCGCGTTACTCCGTTTTTCTTTTTCCACGACATAATAGTTATTTAGTTACAATAAAACAACCTCGCCAATCAGAGTACATACGCTTAAGAGTGTTACGCCTTATAATAGCGTTAGTTCCATCCAAACCATCGAATAACAACATACTATTGCCATTCTTTTTGAAGAATATCTTCCATTTACGCTCATTCCATTTAGATTTACGTTGTTTTTGTGGAAGATTTACTTGATTTTGAGTTCTTTTCGTTACCATATCATCCTATTTAACTTCTTGACATCTATTGTATTGTCGTTTTTAAGTATTATTATACATAAATGCTTACTTAGCCCTTTATTGTTTTGTATAATTATCATAAATAGATGACTAACTGTCAATTTAACACGGCCTTTTGACAATTGATAGATATCTTGTTCAATAATATCATAGAATCTTCTTAAACTCTTGACATAATTTGAAACCTCATTAAATATAAAATGAGTTGGTTTTATATTCATTATCTCACCAAGTTTAAGTTTATCCAATTCATCTATAATATTTTGTTTAACAATTAAATGATACATCGTATGATTATAGCCCATCGAATTTATTTCAATTCTTCTATGCCCTTTACCAGGTATATAAGCTAACGTATCACCCTTGTATTTATTAATTGTTGTAGGAAGAATAACATGTGATAATTGTGTTCTTCGAGGATTTTCATACGGATCATGTATGACGTACACATAATCATAGTGTTTCATACTATTTTGTCTGTTATTAAATCCCTAAATGTTGAACGTAATTCGTCACAAATGAGAGAGTAAGGACGCCCTTTATACTCATCATATAAAGCTTGTACCTCTTTAATGTACCTTGGTTGTATATCACACAATTGATCGTTTTTATCAAATTGTGCGTATATAACCAGCTGCTTATCCCTAAATCCACCTATTCGGTTAGATTGTTTGATAACAGATTCACGTTTGAACTTGCGTTCGGTTTGTTTGGCGTACTTAATAGCTTCGCCTAATTCGGATAACGAATTCAGTTTCATTGAAGTGTAAATTTAACATTATACTTTCTAAGTTGACTCAAAAAGGAACGTTTATCATCTGCAGATAAGTGATTTAATGGTAATCTCTGGTGAAAACCATCTCGTACTAGATCTATTGAACGCTTTGCATCTGTTAACTTTAGCTCTGTCATTTTGTGTATTATGCTAATTACTTCGAGTACATTTCCATTTACAGATTCTATGATCGCAAACTCTGCAGTATCGTCACTCGGTTCTACTTCAGGTGATTTACCTTCTCTAAAGAAGAATTTAGCATTGCGTTTAATAAACTCAATATCCTCATCTTCTTGATATGTAAACACAAAGATTGATATTACTTTACTGGGAACAGTAGATGGTATTATGCGAGAATCGAGTATGTGTATGCGCTTACCAAATGTTTCTTTTTCCTCTGGAGTAAAACTAAGTGTAGCCCAGCTCTTAACGTA